AAAATGTATATTGCACATATTTTATTGACAAACTAATGCACATATAGTATAGTAAAGCTATATTTATATTGTATGGAGGTAATAAGAATGGGTATAAACAAAACAAGTGAAGCACAATTAAAAGCTAGTAGAGAATACGAAAAAAGAAACGACCGTATAAATATAGTTTTTCCGGCAGGCACTAGGGACAAAATGAAAGAGCTTGGAATTGAAAAGCCGAACACGTTTATTAAAGAAGTAGTTGCGGCAGAACTTGAAAAAATGGAGAAATACAAAAAATAATGCACATATATCTATTGACATATAAGGCACATAATGTTATAGTGATATCACGATATCAAACAATTGATATCACACTAATGATATCATGATATCAAAGCCATGATATCACACAAATGATATCATAAAAAACTAATGATATCACATCAATGATATCACAAGAAAAGGAGGTGCTAAAATGTCGGAAACATTTAACCAAATGATTAGATTCCCGAAAGACCTAGAACCGCAGATCAAAGCGCAGGCAGAAAAGAACGGTGTAAGTGTAAACCAGTTTGTTATAGGTGCCGTGATCACAGCATTGCAACCAGTACAGCCGCAGACAGTGACAGAGCAACCGAAAGAAACACCCGTGGCAGGCTCTATAAGCCCCATAGACGAGAAAATCGCACTTATGCAGGCAAATGAACGGCTACACGCTTTACAAGCTAAAACAGCGGCAGAAAGAGCCGCTAGAGAGCACGGAGAAGTTAAACCAGTTATAAAACATCCTCCGAAATGGGCAGGATTACCAGGACAGCGGCCGGATGAAAGTAACGTTGAATGGGTGGAGCGCAAGACAGCAGAAGCAAACGAAATTTATAAATCAGCAATGGAACGTCTGAAAGCTGAAAAGGAGAGTGAAACCAAATGACAGGCACACCGGAACAAATCGTAGAAAAGAAAGCCGCCCGGATCCGCTCAAACGTCCGGCAGTTCTTCCGGTACTACCGGGATCAACTGGAAACAACGGAATCCGAACGGCTGAAAGAATTTAACCGGGCAGAACTCCAAGCACTGGAGACGGTGCAAGCGGAAACACTCCAAGCACTGGAGAACATGACAGACCAAGAGTTATTGGCCAGCAAAACCGCATACGGTGACAGGGCACTAATTGACCGGATCACAGCGAGAGCGGAACGGATCAGAAGAACGGGAAGAGCAATAGCATAAACAGGAATTAAGCAGGTGTAACAGCCTGCTTTTCTTGATCTATTTTCACTGCGACATTTTAATGTGCTAAATTTTGTAGACAAATTGTAGACATTTTGTAGACGCAGATTAAATAAAAGGAGATTAGATAAAATAAAGGTTAGATAAAATAAAAGTAAATAAGTGCAGAAAGACATTGTATAACCAAGTATATATAAATACTAGAGCCGACCATCTGCCACCATGTACCCATCTGCAAAAATTACCTGTCTGTCTGTCAAAAAATCCCATTTGTCAAATTTACACGGATGATATTTTTTAATCGCATGATTTTTATTTGCTCTGGATCACCGGCAGACATACAACCACAACAAATTGTCAAATGCGTAAAAGGTTGTTGTAGATTTATAAATAGCACTTATGGTATGATAAAAACAGTTAGGGAGCCGACGCTAACACGGTGCGAGTGACAGCGGTGTAAATCCAACCCCCTCTGGATATGCAGCCGCCCAGATTGTAACCAAGACCACCGGAGCCGACAGACCGGAACCGATCAGAAGTCACTAGCTGATCACTTTTGTAAATTTATGTTTTTGCCTGATCTGTGGAGGAGATCAAAAAAACATGGGTTTATTAAGTGATGCTTAGTGATTTTTTTATTGCAGATTTTTAAGGAGGTGCAGGACATGGCTGAGATTGTAAGTCTTTCAGATCTTGCGGAAGTCACTTTTAAAGATTTATACAGATCATACAACAACGCTATGGATATCAACTCCAAATCTGCTAAACAGAGAGCAGATATTATAGACGCTATATTGAGTGAGGTTTATTTATCTGTGTTTAAGCCATCACCAGGAGAGAGCACACAGAACGGGTCTAAATCAAAATTAAAGACTTATGACGTACAAGAGGTTGAGAGTATCACGGAGTTAATTATAAGGCTTAACCAGTTATACGGCGGAGTTATAAAGCTAATACAGTTTAGTAATTTAACCGGCATAAATAGATATACTTTAAACCTCTGGGAAAAAGCTAATAGATCTAGTGGCTATATATTTAAGCTGTCAGATACAGAGATAAGCGAAGAATGTAGCTATATAAATATATTATTAAATAAAGGGGAAGAGGTTAAATACTACGGAAATAGGAATGCAAGAATCAACAGTGAACTAAGTACATTCCGCTTTGACGTGTACAAAAGACTAAGAGAAGCAATGAGAGCACAAAATACAAACGGTCTAGCATCTAACCCCATGGGAGAAATGGCAATAGCAAACAATGACGAGGACGTGGGAAAGATGTGGGCACAAAAAGGTGTTAACACACAAACACAACCAAGACAGGTGTTGGATGCTTCGCAATTGCGTATATTAGTATTGCCAGGAGATAAAAATACATCAATGTTGACCGATTCCGGAGCGTATGACGATAGCAACATAGATGCGAATGATTAGCAACAACAACGGAAACGTGCAGAAATATGGGATAGTTAAGAATGTAACAATAAAGACTGCGCGAAGCGCGAATTTTGCGCATAGTTGAAAAGCCGCATGGCACACCGGGGGAGGGGGTCTGACAGGACCAGCGAACAGCCCCTACTTAGTCCCTCAAATTTCCTCAAAAATAAAAAAGACCCTTAGGAGGTGTACCACATGATTTTCATTTACATAGTTTTAGCATGGATACTGTTTCAATTGCAAGCTCCTGCATGGGTATATATCCTGTTCATCATCGGAGTATTTTTAAGAGCAGTAGTCACAAGCAAGGATTAAGCGTATGCAGATATTTGGGAAAGAGATAAAAGACGAATGTTCAAAATGTGGTGAAGTTCTGCAATGCGAATTATTTCTGAAAGGTCACGGAATCAAAAGAGACCGTGAGAACGTTACAGAAATGGTTAGCTGTCAGATGAAGCACCAAAAGAGCAGGCTTGATAAAGAGCCTAAAGAAGATTTGCCAGTTAAGGAGAAATGTGAATTGCCACCGGAGATTAAAGAGATCTACACAGAGGTTTGGAAAATACATAAAGAGTGTGCTAATCCGAAAACGGATGATGACTGGTCGTATCTTATCCGGCAAGGCAATCTGCTGATTAAAATGCATAACAATAGCCAGTTTGCTAAAGCACTGGTAATGGCAATGATCGATGAAATTGAAGGAAGGAAGAAGAAAAAATGCTTGGATTCATGATTTTAAAAATAATGACAACGTTGGTATTGACAGTTTTAGCAATATCTGCTTTATGGTATGCTCCAAAACAGAAAACAGCATCAGAAGGAGTTACTTTCTTCGCACTTGCAATGTTCCTTGCATTTGGAATAACTTTCATGTGGGTATAGCCTATGTGGTTACCGAAGATTATGCGAATTATCCCATATCACATTGTTGAATGGGTTAAATTCATAAAGCCATTATTATTGCCAAATATCTTGTGTTGTGTTGGCATTGGATATGTGGCAGAGAAATCAAGGCATCAAGAGTGTATGCAGCCTGTGTGCGGGAAACGAAAAATGGAATAATGCGTTCGACAACACTAAGTTTTTCAAAGTACCGTGCGCAGGCGTGATAATTAAGCAATATAGGGTGTTTCACGAAAAATAATCCGGGAGCAGATGGTCTCTCTCCCGGAGTTTAGGGCTATCGCCAAGCGGTAAGGCACAGCACTTTGACTGCTGCATCCCAGGTCCGAATCCTGGTAGTCCTGTTTCGCAGATGTTTTCTTCTTTCGGTCTTTGCCATCTGCGAATATTCCACCTACATGGAATACTCCTTTCCCCTCATAGCGGAATGCTGTTAAGAGCCGTCGCAAGGCTCGTGAGGGTTTTCCACGTAACCGCTTGAAGCCTTGCAACCATATAGCGGTGAAAACTTTATCTGCGGTGATAAGACGATACCGTGATTGCAATAGTCGGTAGGTAGCAGATAGATATGCCAGAAGTTCATCTGTGGTTATACGGCACATTGGGATGTAGCGCAAATGGAAAGAGCAGTGTCCTTCTACGGCATAGGTTGTGGGTTCAAGTCCCATCATCCCAACTTTTTCATTCAATCCTAAAAGACGCTATTGGGCAGGTGCGTGGTTGATAGTCGTAACGGATGGATTGTTTCAAGAAATCGCACCATCAAGATGCAGTGTTCCCATAATGGTATTGGAACGGCTTGCTAAGCCGCCGGGCGTTTATTCGCCTTGTAGGTTCGAATCCTACACACTGCGTTTATACGAGTGGGAACGCATATCATTGTTCGCAGGGGGATATGCATAATTGTGAGTTGAGATACCTGTTCTAGCAATTAACCATGCTATATTTGCCGTATGTCCGGGTGGTGAGGGAGCGGTCTTGAAAACCGTTGGCTGTAAAAGGCTTGCAGGTTCAAATCCTGTGTACGGCGTTTCGGTCAAATTACGCTGTCTGCCAGCAGACGGTCTATGTTTTGGCTGAAACAGTGATGCAATATGCTCTGCGATTGTAGAATGCGGAGTAACCCCGGGAATATTGCATCTCAACCATGCATAGCTTCAGTGGCAGAGCGGCATCCGCATAGGATGTGTGTCGGCGGTTCGATTCCGTCTGCATGGGTTACGGAGGATATGAGGATGAATGATTTCTTAAAGTTTTTTGATGAAAAGACACAAGATTTTCCGATGCATCTTGAAATAACATATAGCAAGATATGTGACTGGGGAATCTATATTTACAAACGAGGATGCGCAAACGACTATCCTAAGTGTAGAAAAGATGGTGATGATGCGATTCTCGTACATGAAAATGATACGGACATGGAATTATGCTTCGCAAAAGCACACGTTGCATTGAAAGAATGGCTTATTGAGAATAATGGCGGATATTAAGCGAGGTGCAACATGAGACATGAAAAAGAATGGTACACCTGTGACCGGTGTGAATCTAAAATAGAAATGATGCCGCAAAGAAGAACTTTTTTTACAAGGAAATTGATTACATCAGCAGAATATAGTATGAAATTTGCAAATGTAGCAGGGTATGTTGCTAATACTGAACTTGTATCACAATCGCGTACAGGAGTTCAAATTAAAGAAATACACGATGTTTGATACAAAGAATTTCATTTGTGCCCTAAATGCCGTAAAGAGTTTGAGGAGTGGATGAAGAATGAATAACATTGATAATCCTTTATCCGGGTATCAATTGCCACCTAAAGAAGCATTGATAAATTTTGGTATAGATGTTTCAAAAGAAGCGGTAGATAAGTACGCTTTGGAAAATTTTGGAAGGATACCGCAAAGTTTTATTGAAAGAGATTTTGCAAGGAACTGTAAAGTGATGGAAGAAAGCAGAAGGATTGTGAAATAAAATGAAAGACACGATATTATACATCAGTGATAGAGAAGAAAAAGTCGTAAGCTTTTTGAAAAATCTTTTGCCGAAATTACTGGAAAGCAAAAAAGAATATCTTTTGGATTTGAGACATTATATTTTGATAACAGATAAGGTTGGCGTTGTTGGAAAATCATTTTATGGAAGTCATTTGGGGTGTAGATATGGGCATTGTTTATATTACTGCATCGATGAAACAATTGATAAAAACAGAATGACGGATAATGATAATCAACAACTAATGGAAATACTGTTTCATGTTAGAGAAGGAGCAAAAGAAGTATCCGAACAGGAAATATTGTATATGCTTGGTTTGATATGAAAGTTGGTGGAAGAATGACGTGTCATGATTGTGTTTACCTTGGATTTGATAGAAACGAAGTTGTAGGGATGGCTGAAATGTGCAACCATCCGGAAAAATGGATTCCTGGTGCTGGATTTGCTGACAGTGAACATGAGTGCGAATTTTTCAAAAAGAAATCAGGAGTTTCTAAATGGGATTCATATTCCGAAGATGAAAAAGAAAAGGCCCGGGAATATTTCCAAGAATACTATATTCAAAATCCTGTTGGCGATTTAACATGCGAACAGGCTTGGGCACAGTTCGTTGAATATTTAAAAACTACTGATTCAAATGCATGATTTGATAGGAGTATTGAAGAATGAGCATGGCAGAATTAATGGAATCAATAACAGATGAATTAACTGAACAGTTGGAATATGACGCATCTCAGCGAGAAATTAAGCAGGATAGTGAAATGTCTTTGGTTGAGTTTGCAGAGAAGATTGCACCATTTCCGTTATCTGAATTTCAAAAACAGTCAATTCGAGAATACGAGGAATGTGAGAAAAGAAACTTACCATTGTGTCACATTCCACCAAGAAACGTTGGAAGAGATTTTATATATCAATTGATTGAAGAGTGGAAACGTCAGCATTATTTGACAGATGCACGTTGCAGCAAGTGCAACCGCCTTTTAGGCAAATTCAACGGACAGGCTGAAATCAAATGCCCGAAGTGTGGGAAAATCAATAGAATTGGGGTAGAACGATGAGTAATTTGAAAATATTTACCAAGAATGTCGAACAGGAAGCAGTAGATCAGATTGAATTATTACTTGCGCAGGATGCGTTCAAAGACTGTAAGGTTCGTATCATGCCGGATGTTCACGCAGGAAAGGGATGTGTCATTGGATTTACCGCAGACCTTGGAGAAAAGGTTATCCCGAACATTGTTGGGGTTGATATTGGTTGCGGAATGCTTTGTGTAAGCCTTGGTCAGACGGATATTGACTTTGAAAAGTTGGATAATGTGATTCGTTCTTATGTTCCAAGCGGAAGAGATGTGCATGAGGGAAGGATCATCAGATTCGAAGAATTACAGGAGTTGAAGTGCTACCGAGAATTACGAGATACAAAGAGACTTGAGAGGTCTATCGGTACTCTTGGCGGTGGAAATCACTTTATTGAGGTTGATGTTGCAGAAGATGGTTATAAGTATCTTGTTATTCATACTGGTAGTCGTAATCTCGGAAAACAGGTAGCCGACTATTACCAGAACCTTGCTTTTGAACTTATGAGTGGTAAAGATAAACTGTATGAAGAACAGGACAGACTCATAAAAGAGTACAAATCTGCCGGAAGAAAATCTGAAATTCAAAGTGCAATAGCAGAATTGCACAGGAATTTCAAGGCGGTTAATCCGAATATTCCAAAGGATTTGTGCTACTTAGAGGGCAAATACAGGGAAGATTATCTGCATGACATGAGAATTTGTCAGAAATTCGCCTACATAAACCGTGTTATGATCGCTCAGATTATATGCAACCACATGGGATGGGGCGTTGATGCAGATATGCCGGATTACTTCGAGTGTATTCACAATTATATTGACCATGATTCAAATATTGTCCGTAAAGGCGCTATATCTGCCAAATACGGAGAAAAGGTTCTTATCCCCATCAATATGCGTGATGGATGTATTATCGGTACTGGCAAAGGAAATGAGGATTGGAATTGTTCTGCACCGCATGGAGCCGGTAGAGTAATGAGTCGGACAAAAGCCAAGGAATTGGTATCGTTGGAAGAGTTTGAAAAGTCAATGGACGGAATATATACAACCTCCGTCAACCAATCTACAATAGATGAATCTCCGATGGCATATAAGACATTGGATGAAATTGTTGAGAATATCAAAGATACAGTTGATGTGCTGGCGATTATCAAGCCGGTATACAATTTTAAGGCAAGTGAATAAATAAAAAGAGCACCAGTCGTAGAGTGCCTACGCAGAGAGCCAAATTTCCAAAATTTTAGGGAAGGAGGCTCTTTTATATTGGCAAGTCAGAGCCTTATATCGGCAGTAAACAGCTATGACAATTACATACAACGCAAGGGAATTGATGAACAGGTCATTGATGCGTACATAGAAGCCTGCAGAGTGGCTATAAATGGCGAAAAGGATATAACTTATGGCTTACAGATAACAAACCGTTCTAAAGGCATTGTAGAGCGTTTCTGCATGGAAAGAACCGGAGGAACCATATGGGATTTGGAAAAGTATTCCTTTGCAAACAAGACGCACTACTCTCTGACAGATAAATTGTACGATGTTCTTCTGCTGGAAGCGCAAAACAAGGTTGTTGACAGTGCGTACCGATATTTGGAGAAGAAAAGAGAACCTAGAGAGCGATTCTATATGCCACGTAGAAAGCAATTTCTTAAAATCGGTCTCATGGATGCCATTCAAGGCATGATTGATGATATATACGACATCCTCTGCGTGTCTCTTATCCCTGGTGCCGGTAAAGCGCAACCGATGTATTCAAAAATCTTAACACCAAACGGATTTGTATATATGAAAGATTTGAAAATCGGAACAAAAGTAATTGCCGGGAATGGAGAAATAGCGAATGTAATAGGTGTATATCCGCAAGGAAAAAGAAAAATTTATGAAATTACGTTAAATGATGGGTCAAAATGCAGATGTTCTGATAATCATTTGTGGAAAACAAGAACAAAGTATAAAAATAATTGCGAAATCGTTATCGAATTTGAATATGTTCGTTTATACTGGTACACGTTTGAGATGGAAATTCCTTGTCTTGAAAACGGTAAAGAAATATGGAAAAAGATAGACAGTATTGAATATATCGGCAAAGAAGAGTGTCAGTGTATTATGATTGATAATCCTTGCCATCTATATATCACGGATGATTATATCATTACGCATAACACAACGGTAGAGAAAATGCTGAATGCATTGGTTGCCGGATGGTTTCCGAGAGATTTTAACCTTTTTTACTCCCACAGTGGAGACATTACACGTATGTACTATGACGGTGTGTACGATATTTGCACAAATTCTGACGAGTACACTTGGAATGAAATCTTCCCAAATCTTTCCGTTACCAGTACTAACGCAAAAATGGAGCAGTTTAACATCGGCAAATATAAACCATTTCCATCCGTTCAGTGCACATCCGTAGGAAGTAAAAATGCTGGTAAGGTACGTGCATCGAAGTTTTTATTCGTAGATGACATGATCGGTGGCATTGAAGAAGCTATGAATCCTATAATTTTGGATAAACTGTGGGACAAGTATGCGGTAGATGCAAGACAAAGAAAAACACAAGATACTGACGGAAAGAATTGCAAAGAAATCCATATTGCTACCAGGTGGAGCGTAAATGATGTAATCGGTCGGATCCAAAATATGTATGAAGGGAATCCGAGAGTAAAAGTAATTGCAGTGCCGGATATTGACCCAAAAACAGGATTAAGCAATTTTGACTACGAATTTTCCGGATTTACGGTAGCTTTTTTTGAAGATCAACAATTACTCATGGATGAAATCTCTTATAGATGTCTTTACAAGCAGGAGCCTATTGAACGTGAGGGATTGTTATTCCCGGAAGAAAAAATCAGACGTTATCTTAATCTGCCACATGGGGAACCGGAAATTATTACCGGGCAATGCGATACCAAGGGAAAAGGAACCGACTTTTTTGTTCTTCCGGTATTGCAAAAGTATGGAGAAGATTATTACTGCGTGGATGCTGTTTGTGACAATACTGCGGATTATGAGATGCAGTATGAAAATGCTGCAAATGTACTTGTTAATAATAAAGTGCAAGAGTGCGAATTTGAGCGTAATGCCGGCGGTGACCGTGTGGCAATGGAAGTAAATAAGCGTGTAGAGAGTAAAGGATGGATATGCAACATCACAGACACACCGACAGAGACAAACAAAGAAGCAAGAATTTTCCAGTGCTCTAACTGGATTTTACAACACGTAATATTCAAAGATCCATCATTGTATAAGCCTAACGAACCATACGGTGTAATGATGTCGTTACTGAAAAGGTATTCTGTTTCAGGAAAAAAACAGTTAGATGATGTGCCTGATGTATTTTCAAACTTTGCATTGCGAATTACAAACGGAAACAGGGTAGCAAAAGTAGAAGCAATTCAAAACCCATTCTCTTTCGGACGGAGGTATTGATATGACAACCAAAGAATATTTAGGGCAGATAAGCCGCCTTAATCGGATGATAAATAATAAACTCACGGAAATCGCACAGCTCAAAGATATGGCGGTAAGCATATCTGCTACGCAAAGCGGTGAAAGGGTACAGACTACACCGAATTTTGACAAAATAGGAACAAAATATGCCAAAATTGATGAAATGGAACGGAAAATAGATGGCATGGTGGACGAACTTGTCGATAAAAAAGAGAAAATCATACAGCAGATAGACAGCATGGAAGATGAAAACACATACAATATTCTGTTCGCAAGGTACATAGAAAAGAAAACTTTTGAAGTGATCGCAACAGAAATGAAATATTCATGGAGACAGGTTGTCAGACTTCACGGAACTGCATTGAAACAGTTTGAAAAGAAATACGGAGAAGGGTATTTGAATGAACAATGTCATTGAATGTCATATATAAAAAATGGTAATGTTAAACTGACGAAAATATTTAAGATGCTTTCTAATCCTCCTAAAAGGCAAACAGCCGGGAATACCGTCTACGTTATGTGGGCGGTATTTTTGTGCGCAGAAAAGAGGTATTTATGATTTTTAACCAAAAAATTAGAGTGTACTGCCCTGGATGCGGACGGTTGGTCGGTGAATGTAGTGCAAAATCGCATATCGACAAGACATATAAGTGCCGGAATTGCAATAAGATGGTTGTTTACCATACAGAGACCGGAGAACGTGAGATCAAGAAACTTCCAAAAAGAGACCAGAGCAGCGGAATTACATTTATGTAGGTGAAAATATGAAAACTATGAAATTTCAAGACCTTGTAAAGGGTTGTCACGGTAGAAAAATTGCATATACGGATGTGGAGCAGATAACCGAAGACAACATTGTAAAGGTTATTGGTGATTGCATCGGTGTTTTTAATTACAATAAGTCAGTTATCAAGTACTTGTGGGAGTACTACAAAGGAGATCAACCGGTACTATACAGAACAAAGCTGTCAAATGAGGATATAACGAACAAAATCGTTGAGAATCATGCTTATGAGTGGGTACAGTTCAAGGTTGGTCAGACTTACGGAGAGCCTATTCAGTTTGTCAGCAGAAAAGATGATGAAGCTGTAAATAAGGCAGTAGATGAACTGAATGATTACTTAGCAGATGCAAATAAGCATGAGAAAGACATAAAAGCTGGTGAGTGGCAGTCGGCAACCGGAACATCATTTAAAGCTATTCAAATTGTGAATGGAGATGTGCCTATCCGTGTGGTTGCACCTAATCCTCTGAACACGTTTGTCATTTACAACCGCAGTTCCGAAGAACCGATTTTGGCGGTACAGGAATTAAAAGATGAAAATGGCGAGTGGTACAAGCTCTGCTACACTGAATCTTGCGAATGCATCATCAAGAATAGTGCAGTTGTTAAGGGAACATGGAAACTTCATGGATTTGGTGGTATTCCAATTGTAGAATTTCCGAACAACCATGAGCGGTTGTCAGATATTGAACTTGTTATAGATCTGCTGGATGCAATCAATAATACGCAGTCAAACAGAATGGACGGCATAGAGCAGTTTATCCAGGCATGGTACAAATTTGTAAACTGCGAGATTGACGAAGAAGAGTTCAAAAAAATGAAGATGAACCATGCGTTGGTTGTAAAGTCCATCAATAAAGACAATAAGTCTGATGTGGATGTCATGTCTCAGGAGCTTGACCAAACGCAGACACAGGTTTCCAAGGATGATTTAACAGACAGCGCACTTTCAATTTTGGGAATACCGAACAAGCAAGGAAACACTGGCGGTGATACGCAGGGTGCGGTTGAGCTGAGAAACGGATGGGATTTTTCAAAATCAAGAGCAAGGCTTAAGGATCCGGTTGTTAAGACAGCAGAGAAGAGACTGGCCAAGGTTGCGCTGAATGTTATTCGCATTAAGAAAGAGGATCTGAAAATCACTCTTAGAGATTTTGATGTGCAGATCAATCACAGTCCACAAGATAATATGTATACCAAGTCGCAGACATTACTGCAACTTCTGCAGTGTGGTATTCATCCTCTTATTGCAATCAAAACGGTTGGACTTTGGGGAGATTGCGAAAAGACTTTCAACCTTTCCAAGCCTTACCTTGATGCTCTGTGGAAAACTGCTGATATTATCAACATGGAAGAGCAGATGGCAAAAGCACAAGAAATTGTAAAACAAATGCAAAATAAGACAGTTGCCTAGAAATAGGTAGCTGTTTTTATTTTATAAAAATTCGCAATGCCGTGAGCGTATAAACCGGCAATGTCAACCGGTGTCGTTGCACCGTATAAAAATTCGTAGGACATAACGGAGGTAATTTATGAAGAGAGAAGAACTGACAGCTATGGGTTTGACTGATGAACAGATTGAAAAAATCATTGCTGAGAATAGCAAGGATGTTCAGGCAGCAAACGCAAAGGCGAACAAAAACAGTGAAGAGTTGACAAGACTGCGTGAGTTGGAAAAGGAATACACAGCCATGAAAGATAAGGGTTTATCCGATTCGGAAAGACTGCAAAAAGACCTTGATTCTGCAAATGCAAAAATCGCAGAACTTGAAAAGACACAGGCTATTGCGGATCAGAGAAGCAATGCGGCATCCAAGTTTAACATTTCTGCTGAACAGGCATCACAGGTTATCAAGGATGACGGCAGTTTTGACTACGAAGTACTCGGAAAAATTATCTCTGATAAAGAGACTGCTGCGGCACAGGCTAAAGAGCAGGAAATCGCAAACGGAACCACAAATCCGGGCGGTGGTAGTGCTGGCGGTGGTGATGGAACTGAAAGTAAAGGTGCTGAAATGGCAAAGAAATATAATCAGCGCTATGTAATCGAACAGTAAGCAAGGAGGTATAAACGTTATGGCTTACATGAAAACCACTACTTACACTTCTGGTGTAAACATTTTAGCAAGTGAAGTCGGACTTGTGTTAAAAACTTTTGAGGGAACACAAGCAATGGCAACACAGGTAGATGATAAGAAGATTATCAAGGCAGGAACTGTGGTTCCAACAAATAACGCTTCTGCAAAGGGAATTGTCTTTGAAGATGTTGATATTACAGATGACGAAAAGAAGCCTATTTCTGTAATTATTGCAGGCCGTGTTATTAAGGCAAATTTGCCTGTTGCAGTAGATACCAATGCCGAAACCGCACTTAAAGCAAGCGGCATTTACTTTGATTAAATTACGGAGGTAAGAACAGTATGCCTAGTGTATTAACAATGATTACAGACAAGGATAGATTGGATTTTTCTCAAAACTATTCTATCGCAAGAAATTATGTAGGTGACCGTCTTTTCCCTGATATCAAGACCGAGAACCTTGAAGCAGAGTACGAAAGGCTTTCCGAGGGAATGGATCTTCCTACCGCAGCAATGGTACACGCATTTGATACCGAGGCTGCTATTGGTGTAAGACCTGGATTCGAAAAAGTAAGCGTAGAAAAACTGCTGATTAAGGAAAAAATCAACCAGTCTGAAAGATTACGCCAGTTGCTGAATCATGGCGTAAGAGAAAGCAACCTGATTGACTATGTATATGACGATATGGGTCGGCTGTCTGATTCTGTTAAGACAAGAACTGAAATCGCAAAGATGGAGGTTATGTCTACTGGTAAGATGACCATTAACGAAAATGGTCTCAATTTTGCTATTGACTTCAAAGTAAATAAGTTCAAGGCACTGAAAGGCTGGGAAGATCCTACCCATGATATCCTTGGAGATATTGCAGACATGGTTCAGATGGCTCTTGACAAAGGATATGTTGTCAATACTGCACTGACTTCTACCAAAATGCGATCTTATATGCTTAAGAATGAAGGAATCATGAAAGCTATTAAGGGAGTTAATTTCGTTGGAATGGCAATTACTCCGGCAGAAGTGGCAAATCTGTTACTTAGCCTGTATGGTCTGAACATGGTAATTGATGATGATATGTACGGAATTGCCAACAAGGAAAATACCACAAGAACTCCTAAGAGATTTTTACCGGATAATGTATTTACTCTTTATGTATCTACTGGAAACGGAAAGATTGGTACTGGACTTTGGGGCGTAACTCCGGAAGAAGAAAAAGCAAGTGCATTTACAAGCCTGTCCAAAAAGCAATTCATTACTATTTCCCAGTGGGCAACTCCTGATCCGGTTGCTGAGTGGACTAAGGCTAGTGGCGTGTTTATTCCTGTAATTCCTAACCCTTATGGAATCGTAATCGGTACTTTAACCGAAGGAGAAAGCGGTTTGGATACATTGGTAGTGAACAGCACTGCAAGCCAAACAACTAATGGATACACGAAAGTAAGCGTTTCCCCTGCAAAAAGCGGCGACAATTCTTACAAATACAAGGTAGCAGATGATTGTAAATTACCTTCTTATCTTGGAAATGTAAAGACATATGCTACTTGGGATGGCACTTCTGAAATTGAAGCAACAACCGGCAAGGAAATTATGATTATCGAGTGTGATCCTAATTACAGAGCAGTAAAGGCAGGTATTACTACGGTAACTGCAAAGGATGAATAAGAGGTAACACATGGCAGAATATACGACTTTGGAGCAAGTAAAAATCCGTCTGAAACAATTTCATATTGATTCTAAAAGTGATTCTGAAAGCTCCGAGGTCGTGTTTGACCATTTGGAAGAAAATCCTCTTTTGAAACAACTTATCAGTCAAGCAGAAGCAGACATCAGAGCAAAGAGAATGTACCCGAAAAGCTACACAGAAGAGAAGATTGCTGCGGATATGAAAAAATTTCAGTCCGTTGTGGTTAATCTTGTCGTGTATGACAGATCGCAAGCCGGTGAAAACTTCATGGCAAGCTATTCAGAGAATGGAGTGTCGAGAACATGGAGAGACCGTGAGGATCTGTTTGTGGGTGTTTTTCCATTTGCAAAAGTTTTATAACCCAATCGAAATCGAGGGGTTTAGAAGATTGTGCGTGACCATGTTACTGATTCCAGTAATTAAGTTGCAGGCGGCACACTTTAAGGGTGGTGGGCGGTGTGCCAACAAAAAAGGAAGGCGGTATATGATGTGACTATAGAGTTATCTACAGCAATCATTATAAGCGTGTTATCACTCGGTTTTTCCGTCTACATTGGTCTGAAAAACAGCAAAAGAACAGACACAAAGGATATTGAGGAACGTGTGAAAGAAAACACACGCATCAACATGAAACTGGATACCATCCTTGATACTATCAATGAAATGAAAAGCGAGCGTTCAGAGATGAAGAAAGAGCTTGCAGTACATGAACAGAAGCTGGCAAAGGTTGAAGCCAGTACGGCATCTGCGCATCATAGACTTGATGGAATTGAGGAAAGACTTAACATTAAAGAGAACGGAGGTAAGGAATGATGGATTTTTCACAGGTAGGAACTTGTGTTGCAATCGTGGTTATCTGTTATCTTGCCGGTATTGGAGCGAAGCTGATTCCGGTTATTAAGGATAACTACATCCCGGTTGTTGTCGGCATTGTCGGTGGCATTCTCGGAGTAGTAGGAATGTATGTTATTCCGGATTTCCCGGCAAATGATGTGCTGAATGCGATTGCGGTCGGAATTGTTTCCGGTTTGGCAAGCACTGGTGTAAATCAGATTTACAAGCAGGTGAAGAAAGATGCTTGACATTAACAAGCAGGAAATGAAGTACTCACGGCAGGGAGAAAAAGTTACGATTTATAACCGTGACAAAAACGGTAACATTATTTACGATGAAGTTGCAGGTGAAAAAATTCCGTCAATCAAAGGAACGATTACGGAATTTTTAGAACCCGTCCTTTTTTCTGCCAACATCAGTAATAAGCTGTCGGAAGTACTAGTAAAGGAATTTGGTATTGATGATTCCAGTTCGTATTGTCAGATTGTGACCGACAAAGGCTATTTGCCGATTAAGGCAGGAGATGTTATATGGAAGAAGTCAGAAGTAGGTCGTGACGATGACGGACTTGTGGACAGCAAGACTGCGGATTATGTTGTCAAAGGCGTTGCAGACGAGGGACTGACAGCAGATTTGTTTTTGTTACAGAAGACGGTGAAGTGATATGGGAGATAAGAAAATCAATGTTTTGGGAACAGAATATCTTCTCATGTTTCGCACAGAGGAAGAAAACGCAGAGTTAAAGGAATGTAATGGCTATTGTGACTATTCTTCTAAAAAGATTGTTGTGCTGAAAGAGAAGAGAAAAGATGATGACATCAGAGATTTTGTGTGGATGCGGAATAAAACCGTAAGACATGAAATCGTCCATGCGTTTTTGAGTGAAAGCGGACTGCTGAACAACACATACAATGTTGATTGCGGTTGGTCTTTCAATGAAGAAATGGTGGACTGGATAGCAATTCAGTTTCCTAAAATGATGAAGATTTTCCAAGAACTTGAAGTTTTGTAAGGTATTGAACTATGGGGAAGAAGATTGAACTAAACCTATTCAGCGACAAGTCCATACAAGCGGCTGTAAAGGCTCTTAAAGACTATAAAAATAGCTTAGAGTATAAATGTAGGCTATTGGCTGAAACACTGGCAGAAAAGGGCGTAGAGATTGCTAGAGTGCAGATTGCTGACCTTGATGCTATATTTACATCGGAACTTTTGCAAAGCATCCATTCGGAATATGTTGGCTCCGCAAAGGGTGGCGGTGTTTGGGCGGTGGTTGCAGGTACAGACCATGCGGCTTTCGTGGAGTTTGGTACTGGTGTTGTTGGAAAGCAGTCACCATATCCATATCAATTACCGGAAGGTGTTGATTGGCAGTATGCAAGCGGAAAAACCATAAGGCAACTTGCGGATGGAAGATATGGATGGTTTTATCCTGCGGATGACGGTAAATGGTATTTTACAGAAGGTATGCCGTCAAGACCATTTATGTACCTGACTGCAATAGAACTTCGTGATATTGTATCACAGACAGCAAAGGTGGTGTTTGGTAGTGGATAATGAATATCAATGGGTATCAGATTTCAAAGTAAAGATTGCATCTTACTTAAAAATGAAGATACCGCAGAGCCATCCTAAAGCTTATGTGACGGACAAAAGTAAGGATTTGTCAGACCCTACATTCCCTACGGTGTACTTTCATGCTATGCCGTTCACAGAGACAGGACAAGACCTTGAAGCACGTTCTGTTAATGGAATCACAGCATCATACCAGGTGGATGTGATAACCAACAAAAGTCAAGAAGAAGCCGAAGCTATCATGGCTACGGTTGCCGGTCTTTTCAAACGTCTGCGATTTCAAATAACTTCCATGCCGGAGTTCAATAATACTTCGCAGGACACATACAGAAGCACTGCACGGTTCAGAAGAAACGTAGATGCTGATGATATATTGTAACTATTGTCAGAGCCTAACGGCTCTATTTTTATGCAAAATTGGAGGTAAATATGGCTACTGGTTTAAAATCAAGAATTGCCTATAAAGAGCCTAGTTCTAGTGCCGCTACTGGTGAGTACTGGGCAGGAACGTACAAATTGCTTATGAGAGCAAAAAGTATTCCTTCACCGTTCGGAAGTCAGAACATGGTGGATACTTCTACACTGGAAGATTTGGTAGAAACACAGGAAATGGGTCGTAGAGCCGCTAACAGTATGGAAGTGCAAGGAGCATTTGAGAAAAATTACAAGGATGAAATGGTGACAAACGAGGGAAAGAAACTCGATTTTATTATCCTGTATGGAACTGACGGAAAAGGTTCAGAGGGTATTTGCGCATTTATCGGTCAGGAAAGTTTTGCGCCGGACGAAGCAACAGAAGATCATCTGACAGGAACTGCTACGATTGCACAGGCTACCGTACCAAAGTGGATTGAAGATAATTACACTGTTGCAGTAACCGAAGACGAAAACGGTTATCCCACAGCAATTACACTGACAAAAAAATAGAAAGTCAGTCAGAAACAAATAACACTGCCGTGGCTGACAATGATGAAACGGTAGACGAAACATTGATTTAAGCAAAAGAGAGCCGTCTTCGGGCTGCTCCTTTCCAACAAAATGTTGGGGAAAGGATAAAATATGCTGACAGTAAAATTTGGAGAAAAGGAACTGAACATTAAATTCGGTTACGAAGCAACCGTAAAAAACAACATTATCAAGAAACTGGCAAACCTTGAAAAGCAGGAAGACGGCATTGAATCCGTGAATAACATTCTCATGTTACTGCCGGAACTGATTCTTGTCGGTTTACAGAAATACCACTCTGATGAATACGGGTTTGACCCTTACAGCAAAGAGCAGAAAGAAGCAAAGTTAAGCGAGGTTTATTCCATGCTTGACGATTATTTCGATTCTGATGAATCTGACATTCAGAAGTTGTTTGCTGATGTACAAAGAGAGTTACTTGAAAACGGTTTTTTAGCGAAGCTCCTGAAACAGGAGCAGGAGAAGAACTCCAAGAAAGCACCGGAGAAGTCAGAGAACTAACATGGGAAACATACTGTAAAGAAGTACGTCCTATGTGGCTTTTATGCACAAAAGGATACGGATTTACAGTAAAAGATATAGATTCTTCCTGTCCTGCGGATTTAGAGCCTTATGCAGAAGCGTACAAGCTAGAAATGAAGCAGAGAGACAGAGAAATGTGGTCTTGGTTTGGAAATTATGGTATATCGGCATTTGGTGTAGCAATAGACCATTGTTTTAGTAAAAATGCAAAGTCAGAGTATATCAAAAAGCCGATAATTGAAGAAAGCAAAAAAGAGCCAGCTTATAAAGAATCCAACGAAGAAATTGCAATATGGGAAATGAAACAGAGAATCAAAGCATTAAGAGAACAAGGGTTGCCGGAAAGCCCGGATTAAGGAGAAACAAACATGAGTTTAACAGGAATTGATGTGTCCTCATACCAGGGGACGATTAACTGGTGGGCGGTAAAACAGAACGGTATTGATTTTGCTATTCTTAAAGTCATCCGTAAGGATTTGAACCCGGACAAGAAGTTTGAAGAGAACTGGAAAGGTTGTAAAGAGCACAATGTCCATGTGCACGGAGTATATGAATACGGATATATTACAACGGTTGCAAAATCACGATCTGATGCAAGAAGAGTGCTTACTATTCTTAATGGCAGAAAAGTGACAGTATATCTTGATGTTGAAGATGCCGTTATGAAAGGTCTTGGAAAAAATATTATTTCCATTATCAATGCTTACGGCAAGGTCATCACCGATGCAGGATTACAGTTCGGTGTATACACTGGGGAAAGTTTTTACAAGACATACATTAAGCCTTATGGCGGTGTGAGTTATCCCATGTGGATCGCACGGTACGGCAAGAATAACGGCAAGTGTGATGTGAAGTATCAACCGCAAGTACCGAACATGGTAGGATGGCAGTATACTTCTAAAGGGCGTGTAGGCGGCATTGCAGGAAATGTGGACATGAATGTATGGTACAAGGAGTTAGATGCCGTATATGAGGATTCTACAAGCCATAGCAACCCTTATACAGAGCCGGAAAGACTTCTTTATTACAAGCGTCTGACAATGATGAAGGGAAATGATGTCAAGTGGGCGCAGTACGAACTTGTAAGAAAAGGCTTTATGCCTTCTGTAAATGCGAAAGGTAAGACGAACATTGACGGATATTTTGGAAAAACCACTTCTGATGCAGTAAAAGCATTCCAAAAGAGTGTAGGTATCAAAGTGGACGGAAAAATCGGTGCAGTCACAAGAGCATATCTCAAAAAGTAATTTTAGGAGCGGTAGGTGTCACAGCTTACCGCTCTTTTTCTTGGAAGTGACAGACACTTCCTTTTTTATTTCGGTAAAGGCGGTGCTGTATGGCAGATATTGATAATCTTCAAATAAAAATCAGTGCGGATGCGAACAAAGCCAAAAATGCACTGGATAAACTTGCATCAAGTCTTACGAATTTTCAGAAAAGCTTGTCCATTGATACATCCAAACTGACAAGCATTTCTAATAGCATACAGAGTATCGCAAATGCCGCCAGTTCTATGAATACGAGCGGTATTAAGAATATCTCCACGTTGACAAATTCCATTAACAGAATGGGGAAAATAGATACAAGCGGATTAAGCAGAATTTCATCTGCATTGAAGACTTTTTCTGCTGACATGGCAGGAACTAAAGTAGATGGAGTAGGGGATATTGCGAGCATAGCATCTTCGATTTCAAGACTTGGGGGTGTGGCATCCGGAAGAGCAATCACGAACATTCCTTTGCTGGCAAAGAATTTGAAGCAGTTATTTACAACTCTTTCAACCGCTCCGAATGTCAGTGAGAACATTATCCGCATGACAAATGCACTGGCAGGACTGGCATCTACTGGTGCGGCATCCGAAAGAGCCGCAAACTCTTTAGGACGTAATCTGAACACCTATACGGCAAGCACAAGAAGAGCCACGAAGAGCACATTCAGTCTTGCTGCGGCTTTCGGCAGATTCTACGCAACATATTTCCTTGTGATCCGTGGAATTAAAAGCCTGTGGAAGTCCATAGAGGGAACTACGGACTATATCGAAGCATTTAACTACTACACGGTAGCATTTAATAAAGTCGGCAAGGAATGGGGCAAGGATTTTGAAAAATTCGGTTACGACAACGCAGAGGATTATGCACAGAGTTTCGGAAACCGTGTAAATGAACTGCTCGGTAAAATGTCCGGTCTGAAAGTAGATGTAGACGGTGGATTGATTTCTGAAAGCGGAATGAAGAACCTGGGACTGAATTTACAGGAGATTACGCAGTACGCTTCACAGCTTGCATCTATTACCAACTCTTTAGGGCAGACCGGAGAAGTCACTACGGCAATTTCAAAGTCCATGACAATGCTTGCCGGGGACATTTCATCTCTGTTTAACGTGGATTTCAGTACAGTCGCAACAAACTTACAGTCCGGTTTGATCGGTCAGTCAAGAGCACTGTATAAGTATGGTATTGATATCACGAATGCCACCTTACAGACCTATGCTTACAGATACGGCATTGAAAAAGCTGTCTCTGAAATGTCACAGGCAGAAAAACAGCAGTTGCGTCTACTGGCAATCTTAGACCAGTCCAAAGTATCATGGGGAGACTTGGCGAATACAATAAATTCTCCAAGTAACATGATTCGTCAGTTTACCAACAACGTAAAAGAAGCCGGCATGGTACTGGGTCAGTTGTTTATTCCGGTATTGCAGAAAGTACTTCCTGTCATTAACGGTGTCGTAATTGCGATTAAGAGACTGCTTGTCAGTGTGGCAAATTTACTCGGAATAAAGATTGACTTTTCTGCATTCGGTCAAGGCGTATCCGGGTACAATGAAAATTTGGAAGATACGGCAGATGCACTGGATAAAGTTGGAAAAAGTGCAAAAAAGGCTAAAAGTTACACACTTGGTATTGATGAATTAAATATCATTGACCCTAACAGCGGTTCAAGCGGAAGTTCTTCTGCTGGTGGAGCAGGAATTGACCTTACCAAGGAAATCATGGATGCTACTGCTGAGTACGAAAAAGTATGGCAGGAAGCATTTGACAAGATGCAGAATACAGCTATGGGTTGGGCTGACAAAGTAAGCAAGGTGTTTAAGCCTGTAAAAGATATCATAGAAGATTTGTCTTATGCATTTAAGTTTGATTCTGATGCCTGGTTTAAGGTTGCCGGAATGGATACGTCCAAACTGGTAACTGGTATTTTTGACTGGTTCACAAGAGCAATAGATTCTGTGGACTGGGGAAAAATTGGAAGACACATAGGTAGTTTTTTAGATGGAATTGATTGGACGGCAATTTTCACATCTGCCGGAAATTTCATAGAAACTGCCATAGATGCGGCAATCGATCTATGGAAAGGAAGTTTTGATGCTGCACCGATTGAAACCACGATTATCACAGCAATAGGTCTTTTAAAGTTTACTGGTGTTGGAGATATCATATGGGGAAAAATATCGGATAAGTTATCAGCCACGGTACTTGGATCAAGCATAGGAATAGTTCCTACAATTGCAATAGCTGCTGTTACTTGGGAGATTGGATTTAATGTCGGAAAATCATTAGGTGAAGCACTTTTTCCTGATGATAAAGAAATCTATGAAAATTTCTCGTTTTTTGGGGAAGGTGGATTCTTTGATACAATAAAAAACACTGATTTTTCAATACTATTTGACGCTTGGAAACAGATGAACTCTGATGCGGCAGATTTCTTAACAAAAACAATGCCGATAAGACAGTTCTTTGATTTTTTATCACAATTTAAACTGGACATAAATGATACATTTGGTCTAGTATCAGTGTTTGAAAATTTAAAACCTATTGTAGAAAACTGGTTTAATGAATCTGTCATGCCTTGGTTTTCTGCTGAAAAATGGAATCAGTTAGGATCAAATATTAAGAACACACTTTCTACGAAGTGGAATGAATTTACCGCATGGTGGAAAAATATTGGTTTTGCAAACTGGTGGAACAATGTAAAATCATACTTTACTACCGAGAAATGGACATGGAGTGGCATTAAAGACGGATTGTCTAATGCGTGGAACAATGCTATAGCAGCTGTTAAACAAATTTGGAATAGTTTTGCAAACTGGATAAATGATAAACTTAATTTCTCATGGGATCCTATAACGATAGCCGGAATACAACTTGCACCAGGAGGAAGTATTAGTCTTGGTAAAATTCCTACTTTTGAAACTGGCGGTTACGTTCCGAGCCGATACACAATGTTTATGGCAGGAGAGAACGGTGTACCGGAGATTGCCGGGACAGTAGGTGGCAAAACAGCGGTTGCCGGTGGAGTGGAAATCACCGGAATCAAAGATGCTATTAACACCACAGCAGAAGCGCAAATGCGCATGATGCAACAGGAAATTGACCTGCTTAAACAGTTACTTGCAAAAGAAACATCTGTCAATATCGGTGATAGAGACATAGCAAGGGCAAGCTTAAGGGGTCAGAAAGCTATGGGATTACAGATTATTACTTAAGGGTGGGATTTATTCCCACTCTTTTTTCTATGGAGGAAAACACAATGATAGCAAGAGCGAGTGATTTCATCATAGTAAACGGAGTACGCTTTCCGTGCCCGGCTCCAGGAATGGAAATAGTTCGGTCGCAGACGGTTAATTCAGGAAGAAATGTAAATGCTGCAGTTGTCGGTCAAAAAGTCGGCAGAAAATTGTGGAAGATAAATAATCTTCAATGGAATGGGTTGGATGCGGAAACATGGAAAGAAATGCAGGATGCGTTAGAGCCATTTTTTGTGCCGGTTACGTTTACTGGGGACGACAATGTAAGGCATACATACACAATGTATCCAGGAGACACTACCGGTAAGCCGTTGTTTTTGGATGATATTTTTTATAGGAACTATGAAACGTGTAAATTCAATTTAATTGATTGTGGGTGGGAAGAATGATAAAAGCTTCTAACGCTTATAAGTCTGCAATGCAGAAAAAGATAAGAGACAGGGCATACATATCAATTACTCTCGGTGTAGTAAATGGTGATGCACAAAATACGGCTCATTTTGATGGTGATTACGCATACTGGGGAAATAAGGTTTTGCCGTTTAGAAATGATGCAGAATATACGGAATATGCTACTTTGGAACAAAATTATATGCGTGTAGACGGTCAAATGTATTTTCTTCCGAGAGAGACAAGCGGATTGTACCAGCTACGTAATGCTCCATTAACCACACAAAACGTAATGGAAACTGTAAAAGTAACATTCCCACAAGAGTATTCCATCAAAGGACTTACGATAGATTTCGGGAAATATTACCCAACTAGCTTCAAAATTGTTACAGATGAAAAAGAGTTGACTTATACAAATGATAAACACGATTTTTCAACAACAGATGTAATCGGAAACACCACAAATATACAAATAATTCCTATATCTATGGTCGGAGGAAATAAACGGCTTAGAGTAGAAAAAATCATAATGGGTGTTGGATTGACATATAGAAATAATGATGTGTCAACAGCATCTTTTGAAGAATTTGTTAATGGAATTTCAGCGGAGATTCCATACAGAAAATTATCTGTAACAATACTGGATAAAAACAATGTATACAATGTAGACGATGATAATTCATTTATCAATTTCCTTGAAACAGGACAAAAAATGGAGTTGTCATACGGAATGGTCCTGGCAGACGAAACAGTTGAATGGCATAAAAAAGCCACGATGCTTTTGACTGACTGGAACTCTAAAAAAAATCAAATGTCTTTCACAGCAAATGATGTTCTTTCAACTTTGGAGGACAACTATACAATAGGAAACAAAATATACGATAGAACAGCATATGCAGAAGCTATTAGCATTCTAAAAGATGCCGGATTCGAGCCTGACGAGTATTTTGTTGACGATTGTTTAAGAGATGTGAGCCTACACAATCCAATGCCGGAAGCACCTCACAAAGAATGTTTGCAATTATTGTGCAACGCTTCAAGATGCATTTTATTTGTAGATTCTGACGGAAGAGTAAATATTAAAGCCAACTTTGCAAATGTTATAGATCCGGCAGATATGCAGGTTACATCAAACGGAACTGCATGGTGGGGAAATGCCACTAATGTATTATATGGAAACAACAATGTATATGCAGAGCTGACAAGGAATTTTATGCGTGTAGACGGTTCACAACTTTTTCTTCCGAGGAATACCGGTACAGCCATTGAACAGACAGGATATGTTACAAGCAATGTTTCTGATGAAAATGGATTGTTTTCGGAGAATCCAGTGCTTACATTAAAACTTCCTGCAGCATACACGTATTATGGATTGTATATTTCATTCCAGGGTAACCCTCCAAAAGAGATGAAAGTATCTACATATAATGGAGACACACTTATTAAGACTTTCAAATATGATGCTTTGAAAGAAAAATCATTGTTAAATGATGAATTTGAAAACTTTGACAGTATTCGTTTCGAGATAACAAAAGCATATCCTAAAAACAGAGTTTTGATTGATAAAATCAGTTTTGGAGATTTATCTGATTATGAGTTGAAAAAAGACTCTATGACAGAAAATCCTTATGGATACGCAGAAAGAAAAACAAAAGATGTTTTTGTCAAAATATATACATTTCAAAACGGAGAGGATAATACACCGCAAGTAGTTGAAGATAACGTATATCTAAAGAAATCAATTAACAACTCTGGCGAAATAAGGTATTGTGAAAATCAACTTATTTCAACGGAAGATCATGCAAGGACTGTTGCTGAATGGCTTGGGAATTATTATGCGAATAATATTTCTTATGATATTCAATACAGAGGGGATCCAGTGCTGGAAGCTGCTGATATTATTTTCATGGAAAGTGATATTGTAAACAGCTTACAAGTCGAAGTGGAAACACACAAATTAAACTTTAATGGTGCTTTTAGTGGATCATTGCAATTGCGAAGAGCAATGAGAACATAAGGAGGTTGTAATGAAAAAAATAATTAATGGTCTTCTGTATAACACGCAAACTTCTGAAATAATATATGTTGATGAAATGACAAACAGAAAAATATTCAGAACAGAAAAAGGTAATTTTTTCTTGTTTTATTCAAACGGAGAAATAGTTCCCAAAACAAAAGAAGATATAAAAGAGTATTTGGGGCTGAATGATACAGAGAAATATATAGAATTGTTTGGAGATGTGGAGGAAGCATAATGTGGGCAGATCCTAAAACAAATTGGTCTTCTGAATGGAATGGTGAAACATATATAGGAGATTATTTTTTATATACAGATTATAACCGTATTAAAAATAATCTTTTGGAACTAAAAAACACTGCAGAATCTATGTATAAGATATCATCTTTTAATCTTGGAGAGGATAAGGTTGAAGCAGATCTGATTTATGCCGATGAAGTCACTTTATTTGAAACTACGCTGGCAGAAATTAACAGTTCCACTTTCTCATTTCCTGAACAATTTAAAACATGGAAAGAGAATAAATCGGTTCCAACATATGAAGACTGGAACAGGATAGAATCGTTTCAGTTAAAAATATACAATACGCTAGTAGCACAAAGAAAAGCGCAGAACCGACTTGCTTTTACGCTTGGCGGTCAGAAAGGATTTAAGGTGTAATTATGGCAGATTTGAAAACAAACTATGTTGATGATGTATTAGACACAACTAAAAATCAGTTAAGAAAATATCAGCAAATACAAAATGACGATGAAACTGTTTCTTTTGTTGATGTTACCGAATATACGCAAGTAGGAACCTCATTCGGTGCAAAAGACATCAATGATACTAATGCAGCCATAAATGATGTAAATAGGAATTTAAGTGTACGTTATAATACTGACACTGACACTGTACAGATCCTATATAATGGCACTTGGGTAGATTGGAAATCAGGAGAACAAACTGATATACCTCTCTTTATATCTGGTCAAGGTAGTGTAAATACGGATATAAGTGGCGGATTTACCAAAACGAGCGGTAATTATACTGGCAACGTAAATTTAAATGCCATAGTAATGTCTACTACAAATGCAACTAATACGAGTGGTTCATATTCCGTAGTCATAGGATCCGTAAAACTCATAGATCGCACCGTGTATAAAAAAGTCAAATTCCATGCAACCGTTAGCGGAAGTGGTAGTAATAACGCATATGCAAACTTGAATACCGCTAAAACAAATTATGGAGATAGACTGGCACCTAAGGACGGTTATCAGAGGATTGTAACTGGTGATAATGTACTGGATATATCCGATGCAGCAAGCAATGGATATCTTTGTTTTTTCCTTGGAGTCAATTCCGGCACCGTATCCGTAACTATAGACAGCATCGTTCTCTGCAAATGAGAATGTTTTTAATAGCACATTTATATGCAAAGTAAAATCCCGCTTACTGTACCATTCATAACGAGTGTAGCTTCAGACCATAACTTAAATGATACATTAACCGATCCATTGTTAAGATTCTTCCATATTTGCGCAGTGTGCGACTGAATATTTGTACCACTAGTAATTATAAATGCAAATGCATTCTTTCCTTCTGGGATCAAATCGGTGACTACAAGTACACCAGAGGATATCTTGCCGTTTGCTATTTCTATTTTTTCTATGCTCTGTACATTGCTTAACTTCCTATTTACAGAAGTAGTGATATTTGGCGGGAAGAGATTAGAAGCAAAAATAAATCAATCAAAAAGAGCATGGTGTAAAAGCCATGCTCTTAATCTCTTTATCTGATTCCCCAGTCACCGTAATTGTTGACAAAACCAACCACATATCCTATCATGTCATCAATAAGATTTTCCGGGAGTATGCTGTTCGGAGACATAAGCGGAACATATCTCCATTTTCTTACACCGTCTTCAATTATATGGGTTTTCACGACAATATATATCCCACCATTACTGGTCACAATACATCGTTCACCGTCTTGCGGTTCACGATCCGCAGCAAGAAGAATAATTTCCCCAGGCAGATAAAACGGCATATAGTAGTCGCACGGAATTTTCACACCGATATAAGCCTTAGATTTTATGTCTTCCGGCAAGCTGTCTATGCACATGGGTTCCACAGCATTTGTGGTTGCGATAATTCCATTCATAAGTTGTGGATTAAGGACAGAAATATACTTGTGCGATTTTTCAAGGCTGAAATAGATTTTAGCTTGATGACGTATGAAGTAACGGATAAGGTACAGAGAGTGTTCCGGCAGACTGCGGCATATCTTGACAGATTCCAACATCTTATCTTCCATAGTGCCGCAACCTACCAGTTCATCTACACTGATTCCGAAGGCTCTAGCAAGCGCAACAGCGGTCGATAGCTTCGTGTCGTTAGAATTACCGTATAGTAGTGAATTAAGCGTAGAATAAGGCAAATTAGCTTCATCAGCAAGCTTGTAAACCGTCATGTCCGGTTCATTTAGAAATTCATGGAGATTCCCACGAAAACTTAACATATAATTTACACGGTTGACTGATAGATGTGTCGAAATTTCTTTGATTCGGTCTTTTTTCATCATGTTTTTTATCCCCCTTTCACATGATACACTTGTAACATCCCTTGTTTCAAGGGACTTCAAGTTCTGGCGAGGGCGGTGTTTATTGGCGTTTTCACCGCCCTCTTTTGTTGATATTTTACAACAATAAAAAACGTGAGTCAAATATATTGATTGTTAAGAACATATGTTCTATAATGTGATGTATCGCTACCAAGTGCGGAAAGATTAGGGGGTGTACTATGGGGAAAGAAGATTACAGAAATAAGATTATTGAAATCGTTAATGGTATAGAAGATAAGAATTTTCTGAAATTTCTACATGGGATGCTTGTTTCTTTCCAAAAGAAATGGGGCATCTAGTGCCCCTCTTTCTCGTACCAATAGGATATGTTGTCAAATATGGTTTGTTTGTGCTCTCTGTTAAGTGACATTAACTTCTTTATGCTTTCAAGCAATTCCGTGTTTGACAGCAGTTCCGGTATCAATTCCTCTTCTTCAACCGTAAGGTTGTCTGACCAACCCATCAAATAAGCTGGCGAAGTATTAAGAGCCTTGCATATTTTCTCTATAACATCTGATGGTATATTAGTAACCAAATTGTTCTCATATTTATAAAGAGTTTGCTTTTTGACACCGATTTTTTCAGCTAGTTCTGTTTGAGACATATCTATAAGCGTACGCAGCTTTTTTGTTCTGTCCCCTATCGTCATGGCTTTTTCCTCCTTTCCTATCGGTAACTTTATTATAGCACGAAAAAGTTACTTGTCAATAAATAAATAACTTGACAAGTTACAAACTGGTGATATAATGAGAGTAACTTCACAAGTTACGAAGTTAGAAAGGAGAGCATAATGGTAGATACTAGAAAGCTCCGTGGGGTCATTGCTGAAAATGGCAAAACACAGAAAGATGTCGCAGAAATGATTGGAATTACACCAAAGACTTTTTATGAGCGTATGCAACGTGGAGTTTTTGGAAGTGATGAAATCCAAATTATGATTGACGGTCTGAATATCAGCAACCCTATGGATATTTTTTTTGCAAGCAAAGTAACTTCATAAGTTACCAAGAAGAGGAAATATGAGAGAGAGAAGGGTATATGTAATGGATTGTGGAAGCTTTATTAAAATAGGAGTTTCTAATGATCCGGACAGAAGGGAAAAACAAATACCATACAAAGTAATGCAGTATTATTCATCAAAGCCAATAGATAATCCTTTTGAAGTAGAAAGAAAAATGCACACACATTTTAGAAAATATTCTGCGTTAAATATCGGAAAGGAATATTTCCATTTACCTTTTACGGATGCTGTCAGAAAGCTAATGGAAATGACATCTGAAATAAATTGTGGAAACGAAAAGCAGGTAACCGACAGATTAAAGGTTTATGCAGTTGGTGGAGATGGAGAGGAAGAAACAGAAAGAAGAATAACTGAAAGGGTGAAAGAGACTATTTCTTCATTATCTGAATTTGATAAAGGGTATTTCCTCGCAAAGTATTATTAGGAAAACGCAAGGTCAACAGAAGAGAGGTGAGAATATTGGAAATGCTTCATTATAGTTGGCTTGACGCAATACCAATTACAGTGTTTGTTCTACTGACTTGCGTTATGAGTTATTGGCATGGTAGATCCGAGCACGGATGGAGAATTGTCGGACTTGTCTACACTATAATTTTGGGAATAATCGGTCAGATTCTTGTAGGATTTTTCCCAATGTTTGGGTAACAGTAAGCAATTTTTCCGAGGAATCGTTTTTCCTGTTGAGTAACGAATCATGAAGAGAAGATAATTGATCCCAATATTCGGATGGAACATATAAAAATAATTCATGGTAAGAGCGTATGTACTCTATTTTTTCACTTGGATAATTTGTTTCTAATTGTTTGGAAGCAAATTCCAAAAAATGATTAAATACGGATTGCTGCTTTTGATAATAGGAAAGCTGTTTATCATATTTTAGTTCCAATTTTCTTATTTGAGTACTGTGTATGCTATTGATGATAGTTACTAAAACAGGACAAACTATCGCAACACATAAGGTTATAGCTGATAGAGCGATTTCTAAGTGATTTGTATTTAATGTTTCCATGAATATGTACCTCCAAGAAATTTTTATTATTATACCACGAAAAGGAAGTGAATTGAATGAGTGAAAAAGAGAAAAAAATCGTTGAGAAGTTAAAGAGAGCCATTCCGAATATGTCCGATTTCGACAAGGGATATATTCTCGGCAAGACAGAGAAGATGGCAGAGGAATCTGTTAAGAAGCAGGAGGAAGAAAATGCAAAACCAATTTGAGAGAGAACTTCTCAAAACCTTAAAGAGCATTGACGGTACTCTGAAAAGAATTGAGAAGTCCATGAATGTTGAAGAGAAACAGCATACGACCATTTACAATGCAGTTTCTCATGCACTGAATGGTAAAAAATACAAACCTATTCATTCAGATGCAGAACAGCAAAATCATACGCAGATTTCAGATACTGAATTTCTTCAATAGACATATCTGTGTTGCCATCCAATATAGCATCACGGCAGTCTATCTGATATTCATTCAATTTTGAACTTGCGTATGCAACAGCTAAATCATGAATTTCTTCATGAGACATTTTATCACCTCCTTATAGGAGAGTATACCACAGAAAGGAGAACAATGAACGAATTAGAACAGAAAACAATATATTCCGTGGAAGTAGCGGAAATGGTAGGGAAAGAGCACAGCAAGTTACTGAGAGATATAAGAAATTATATTGAACAGCTAGCCGAAGCCAAAATTGGCTCGGGCGATTTCTTTACGGAAAGCAAGTACAAAGATGCAAACAATCAGGAAAGACCTTGCTACCTTGTAACGAAGAAAGGTTGCGAGTTCATAGCACATAAGATGACCGGAGTTAGGGGAACAGAATTTACGGCAAAGTACATTGACCGTTTCCACGAAATGGAAGATTCCATTAAGGCACATATCCCTACCGGACAGGAATTGATTGCACTGGCAGTTGTCGAAGCACAGAGGATGCTTGCACAGAAAGAGGAAGAGGTTAAGCAGTTACAGACCACTGTACAACAGATGGATGCCGTGATTACCGATATGACACCAAAAGTTGACTATGTGGACAAAATTCTTTCATCTAACGACTGTATGACAGTCACACAGATTGCACAGGACTACGGAATGAGTGCGGTGAGGTTCAATTCAGTTTTAAGAACAGCCGGCATTCAGAGAAAAGTAGGTGACCAGTGGATATTGTATGCAGACTTCCAGGGAAAGGGTTATGTGAGAACAAAGACAAATGATTATGTTAAGCATGACGGAAGCACTGGAACAAAGCCACTTACCGTATGGACACAGAAAGGCAGAATGTTCTTATACAACAAGCTGAAAGAGATTGGCATTGAACCTATCGAGGAGGAAAGCGCATGAGAACAACAATAAAGCTGTTTCTTCCTATTATAATAGCACTCTCCATCACATTTACGTCCACAGCACAGCCAGCCGGTAGTTTCATTTCCGAGGAAGCACAGGAATCATGTGCAAAGTACGGTGAGGAATACGGCATCTGTCCGGAACTGCTCATGGCAATGATCGAGAAAGAATCTTCCGGCAGACCGGATGTGGAAAGTGGCGGTTGCAAAGGTCTGATGCAGATATCTGACAGATGGCATAAAGACCGCATGGAGCGTTTGGAAGTGACGGACATCTACTCCGTGGACGGCAATATCCATGTGGGAGCAGACTACTTGTCGGAATTGTTTGAAAAGTACTGTGATGTAGGAATTGTCCTCATGGTTTACCACGGAGAGAAGAACGCAGCTACAAAGACAGAATTAAGTGATTACGCAGACTGGATATTAACCAGGAGCGCAGAACTGGAAAGGATGAATGGAAAATGACGAACAGAGAGAAGTATGCGGAACAGATTATTGACATGGCACTTGATAGTATAGAGATAGCTGTGGACAAAGAAGGAAAGTTATGTGATTGCAATGTAATACGTTGTTCCGATTGTGCATGGAGTGGTAAAAGCAGATGCCGTGAAAGGTTCAAAGAATGGGCGAAACAGGAATATGTAGAGCCTACGGTTGACTGGTCGAAAGTGCCTGTGGACACGAAAGTGTACGTAAGAGATTCCGATAGTGACCCTTGGAAACCTAGATATTTTGCAAAATTTGAAGGTGGGAAAATATTTACATGGACTAATGGTGCTACTTCTTTTTCAAGGAACAGCGTTTGTGATTCCTCATGGTGGAATCAAGGAAAACTTGCGGAGGACACCGTATGAGTGCCAAAAAGCGGTTTACCGTCAAAGGGTGCATCGGAAAGATATTTTACAGTCCGAAAGAATGGGAAGTTGACCGTGAAACAGCATTCTATTACAGAATTGTAAACCGCAATACCGGTAAGAAAAAATGGTTAAGAAAGGAGTATTTGCATGCAGGAAAAACAGATTATCCCCATCGTCCGTGCGAATGAGATTTTGATTGCAGGACTGTTAGATGCAGGAATCTTGTATATCAGCGAAGAGGACAACATGATCCACGTAACAGAAGACTGAAAGCCGGAGGAGTGAGGAAATGGAAAGGAAGATAAGAAAAATCTTGGTAGAACTGGGGCTGAAACAGTACTTGCCGGGATTCCAGTACATCATCGAGGTTGAAACACTGATGTTTGAGAACCGGAACAGAAGACTTTCTGAAATCTACCGGATTATTGGAGAGGAACACAGCACAAATGAAAAAAGCGTGTATCAGGCGATCAAGTGGGTTGTTGATAAGATGAACCCAAACACAGAGCTATACAAGGAGATCAATGAGACAGACAAGCCGGTTTCAATCTATATGTTTGTTAATTCACTGTATTTATATCTTTGGGAGGATAGGAAAAATGAGGATTAAACACATCTTTTTGCAGAATTTCTGCAAGTTCTATGGTTCTAACGTAGTGGACACTGATTTATACGACCGGACAGAGGTTTCCGGTGTAAATGAAACAGGTAAGTCCACAATCAAAAGAGCAATTCAGTATATTTTTGGATGCCGTGACGAGAACGGCAGAGAGATCACCGGAATCAGACCGCACGATAAGGACGGCAATGACATTGACGGAGATATTACCGCAGAAGTTACCGTGGAGATTGACGGTACAGACAAGGTTCTAAAAAAAGTATGCCGTCAGAACTTCAATAAGAAAGGCGAGTTTACCGGCAATGTCACGGATTACTATGTGAATGATATTCCAAAAAAGGCAGCAGATTTTGAAGCATTTTTGGAAGAGAGTGTATGCGGAAAAGATAAGTTTTCACTTTGCATCAATGCCATGACACTTCTGCTGAAAGGCGGCACGGATCAGAGAGCCATTCTTGCTGATATGTTTGGTCAGCACAGTAATGATGACATTTGCAACCAGTTTCCGGAGTTTGAAGCATTAAGGACTGTTCTGCAGGATGGCACTGTTGATGAACTGAAAAAGCGTTGCAATACGCAGTTGTACGGCACAAGGGGAAGAAATGGAACCAAGGGCTTGCAGGACCTGTTAGATGAAATTCAGAGCCGTATTGACGAGGTGAGCCGTCAGAGAGTGGATATTGACCTTGCGGATCTGGAACTGAAAAAGAAAGCTTTACTGGATAAGCTGTCAGAGAACATTAAGCAGCAGACAGATACGCAGAACAGCATGATTTCCTATGATAAGCTTTCTGATGGAATCATTGAGTTAAAAGGTCAGTTGAGCGCATTACAGCAGAAAGCAAATGAAAAACTGGATACTGACAGGAGAGAGAAGCGCACAACACTGAATCAGATTCAGAATGAGCATCAGAAAGAGTTGCTTAAGGAAGATACCATTCGTGAAGAAATCACGGAACTGGAAAATCGTATCGCACAGTATGAGCATAAGAGACAGGATTTGAAGAAGATTTGGGATTTGAATAAAAGCCTTAAATTTGATGAAAATTCTCTGATTTGCTCCTACTGTGGACAGGAATATCCGGAAGAGAAAAAAGAGCAGTTAAGAACGGAGTTTGATACGCATAAGGCACATGAACTGGAACTGATTACCAAAGAGGGTTCTTCCTGTGCTGACCATATCAAAGCGGATCAGGCAGAACTGGAGCATAAGCGTGAGGAACTGAAAAAGACCGAGGATGAAGTGGAGCGGTTGGAAAAAGAGGTTTCCATTGCTGATAATGCCTTAAATTCCATTCCGGCAAGCGTGGATATTTCTAACACGGAAGAATACAAAGCTATCCAGTCACAGATTGCAGAGAAAGAAGCTGCCATGAACAAATTCACTGACATGAATCTTCTCAGAATCCAGTTAAAAGGTGATGAAGAACAGATCCGCAATGATATTTCCGTGGTTGATAAGTCATTGGCGAGTGTAAGCATTAACGAGAGTGTGGATAAGCGTATCACAGAACTGGAACAGGAGCGCAAGAACATTGCACAGAAGATTACGGATGTGCAGGCACAGCTTGACTTGTTAAAGAAATTCAGCCGGAAGAAGAACGAACTGTTGGAAGCTGATGTGAACAAATATCTTTCTTTCTGCACTGTGCGGATGTTCAGACCTCTTGTGAATGGTGACACGGAAGAATGCTGTGACTTTACATACCGTGGAGAGCCTTACAGCCGGAACATGAACCACGGAGCAAGGATTCTGACGGAGATTGACATTTGCAATGCGTTTCAGAAGCGGTGTGGGGTGGAATTGCCTATCATGGTTGACGATACCGAGAGCCTTGACCCTTGGAAGATTCCTGATGTTGACAGTCAGTTGATTATGTTCCGAAGAAGTGATGATGCGAGTTTGAAAGTGGAGGAAGCGAAGAATGAGTAATGAAGCAGAGAAACGCTACATTGTCGAGCGTGAGTTTGAACACGTAGGGTATAAATGCGTTGTGATATTTGGAAATATGGCTCACAGGTGCGGATATGTTGGCATTCCAAAGAATCATACGTTATACGGAAAAAATTATGATTACCATCTTGAAATTAAAAAATCAGATATTTGTGGCAGAGAAGTAAGTGGCATTTTCCATTTGCTTGGTGCTTGTATTGATAAAGATGAAAGAATTCGAATTGAAGCATATTTCCAGTGTCACGGAGGTATTTCATATTCAGGTGGTGGAACAAATTCAAATTATCCTATCAAAAGTGATTTATGGTGGTTTGGGTTCGATTGCGGTCACGCTGGAGATAAGGCGGATTTGGATTATGCAATACAGAAATTCCCAAGCCGTAAAGAAATTTATCAGATGCAAAAAATGATAGAAAGTAAATTTCCTGTTGGTGTCGATGTCGTTCGTTCAGAAGAATATGTTGCTGATGAATGTAAGAAGTTGGCGGAGCAATTGAAAGAGTTTGAAAGGAATGAAGAGAATGCAGATTAAGAAAGAGACAGTCATTTCTGTTCTGACAACAAGAGGAGAAACTATCAATGCTGGTGACACCGTGATATTTAATTTTGATTACAAGTGTTGCGTGGGTGTGTACTTGGGACTTTCAGACCGTGGAGCCTTGAAATTCAAAGGTAAGATTGCTGATACGGATGTGACATTTCATGTGATGCCTAGAAGCATCAAGGAGATTTACAAAGCTGATGTGACAGTGCATCAGGGAGTTGCAAGTGGATTTATGAATGAGCCGGAAAGCGAGGAAAAATAATATGAGAAAATCTAATGTTTTGAAGATGCAGAGAGTTTTTATTCCCAAGGTTGGAATTTTTGATAAGAGCCTTTCTTTTGAGAATGGAATTTACGTTGTCCGTGTCGATGACAAGGTTTACAAGGAAACTGCTAATGAGTTGTTTGCTGTGCAGGCATTCAATGAGATTTAGGAAGCGAGGAAGAATAGCATGGGATTTACAGAGGTTTTAACGATCGTTTTCATTGCTCTGAAGTTACTTGGAGTGATTAGCTGGTCATGGTGGCTTGTACTACTGCCGGAGATTTTAGCATTTGTTGTCTATGCAATCATGGTGATTTCGGCGGTCGTGGTTAATGCAAAGGTTACAAAGTCAATGAAAGATTTTGACAGAAAGTGGGGATTGTAAGATGGAAAAACATAAATTTAAGGTTGGAGACAGATACAAAAGCGGATATTTTGCAGACAATGATGCAGTAATTGAAATCACAGAAATCAGTGGTGGCACTGTTTTTTACAAAGATGTAGTTGGGGAAAGCATTGGTTTAAAACATTTCCAAATAGGTTCTATATTCTCTGCCGCTTTAGAAAAAGTAGACACAACTATTGTCATCTACCGCAATGACAACAAAGTAGTTGCGCTGGACAAGTCCACTGGCGAGAAAGCAGAAGCAAACTGCAATCCTGCTGATGAATTTGATTTCCGTACTGGTGCTAAGTTGGCTTTTAATCGGCTGATGGGCGAGGATGTGAAGCCTGATAACGGTGTACGGGAGGTGAAGAGAAAAGCTAAAGTCGGTGAGTACATCAAAATTGTGGATGCGAAACCTTATCTTATTCCCTATAAAAACGGAGATATATTTAAGGTTATTTCTACACGTAAATCTGGAGTTGAAATTGAGAAAGATGGAACACCAGTTACAACGGCATGGCACAGAGAGTACGTTGTCCTTGAAAACTACAAACCGGAAGAAAAAGTGCAGGAACAGAATGACAACGAAATCCATGTCGGTGACATGGTAGAGGTAGCACGAAGCGGTGGTTGTTATTCAACGTACGATACATGGAGTGGACTTGGAAGTTATAGGCAAAATTTTGTTAAGGGAGTTTCTGTTGAAGACGGAATGGTTGCAAAGGTTTTGAACATTGCGAAGCATGACAGGCTGCATAATTTTCGCCTTGCGCTGATTCAGAATCCCAAGACAACCCAGGTATTCATCATCAAAATTGACGGTATTAAAAAGGTAGAAAGGTAGGTAGAAACATGGCAGAAGAAAAGAAGCAGGAAGTAATGACACAGGAAAAGGCAGAGGTTAAAGAGAGTAGAAATAAGGTTACAGATTTCAGTCTTGGTATCTTCGGCACTTCCGACAACTTCATCATGGCTAATCAAATGGCAAAGGCACTGGCGAGTTCTACGATTGTTCCGCAGACCTATCAGAACAATCCGGCAAACTGTCTGATTGCCATTGAACAGGCACAGAGACTTGATGTTAGTCCGATGATGGTTATGCAGAATTTGTATGTTATCCAAGGTAGACCTTCATGGAGTTCAAAATTCCTTATTGCTGCAATCAACAACAGTGGCAAGTACGACATGGAATTACAGTTCGAGGAAACGAAAGATAAGGACGGCAAACCTTTTTCTTGCCTTGCGTGGACTGTGAAGAACGGCAGAAGAATTGAGGGAATGGTTGTTGACATGGAAATGGCGAAAAATGAGGGTTGGCTTGGCAAGAATGGTAGCAAATGGAAAACCATGCCACAGCTGATGTTGCGTTACCGTGCCGCTTCATTCTTTTCGAGCCTTAACTGTCCGGAACTTACACTTGGATTGTATACGAAAGAGGAAATAGTTGACGGTGATTTCAAGGAATATCCTATGGAACCCATTCAGGAACAGGTTCACAGGGAGATTCAGAATAACGCAAACACTGTTGAGTTTGAGGAAGTAACGCAGACACCGCAGACCGCAGAGACTGAAATTGCCAGCGCAGAGACACCGGATTGCTTTAAGTAGGAGGAAAAGGGATTATGATTTTTGTAAAAGTAGGTATTGTACTGTGGGTTGTGTATTTTATTGGTCGGTTTTTTGTAAGTGCATCTATTAGCACAATAGAAAAAATCACTCTTGCATACACCGGAAAACTCAAAATGACACCGATGAGATTTATTGTGTTTATTTTATTTATATCAGCTATTGCAGACAGTTTCGCAGCTTTGATTTGGTTTTTGTTTTTCAGATAGTGAGGTATCCGCTGATGAAACTAAAATGTTTAGGCTCCGGTTCTTCCGGTAACTGCTATCTTCTGACTGCAGATAATGGCGAAACGCTTTTACTGGATGCAGGACTTCCTATCATGGACATAAAACGTGGTCTTAACTGGAATATTAAGTGTGTTGTGGGTGCGATATGCACCCATACGCACAAAGACCACTCATTATCCACATCAGACCTTGAACACATGGGAATACCAGTATTTAAGCCATATGAGAGTTTAGAACCTATGGAAATAGGGTTTACTGGTGGAAAAATAATGGCATTTGATCTTACGACACTGGATGGTAAGTGGACGCATACCAACGCTGATGGTTCAGAATGCCCTTGTTATGGATTCCTGATTACTCACCCGGAAATGGGAAAATTGCTTTATGTAACTGACACGGAATTTGTTAAGTGGCGGTTCCATGAAGTAAACCACATCATTATTTCATGCAACTATCAGAAGAAGTACATTGCAGAGGATTCCAACGATGCTAAGAAATCCCATGTGTACCGTGGTCATATGGAACTGGAAACAGTAAAGGAATTTGTTCTTGCGAACAAATCAGATGCACTTCAGAACGTCATATTGTGCCATTTAAGCCGTGATAATTCTGATGACAAAGAATGTGTCGCAGAGGTAAAAAAGATTGCTTCATTGGCGAATGTGGACTATGCGGCAGCAGGCAAGGAATGGATTTTACGGAATGGAAAGGAGTGTCCGTTTTGAGTGGTGGAAGTTTTGATTATTTGTGCTACAAAGATGTGCCTGAGCTGATGAACAGTTCAAGCATTGAAAACCTTGAAAGCATGGTTCAGCACTTGCAGGAGTACGGTTACGAGGACATAGCACGAGATACACAGCGGTTAATTGAGTATATCCAGTCGGCAAGCATCAGAATTGAGGTTTTGAGTGAGAATCTTAACGATGTTTTTCATGCGGTAGAGTGGCATGAGAGCGGAGATATTAGCACAGAGACCATGATTGAAAGACTGGAAAATTACAGAAATGGAGGTGCGAATGTCTGACACATTTTATAGACCACTTACACCGCAATTAAGAAGTGAAATAATGAATGGCATTGATTCCAACATATCCGAACTGAATACCTGTCAAAGCAATGCTTTAGTCAATATGCAAAAAACAGGATATGGGGCATTGAGAAATATTATAAATGCCTTGCCGGACGGATATTTGATTCCATTTGAAAGGCGGTGATTCGGTTGGCTGATTGGAAGAATATAGCAAAAGCAAAATCCATAGAGAGAAAGAATCGTGAAAGAATACTGGCAGTCAATCCACACGTGGACGATGGAAGTGGAATTTACTTTCTGACAAGAACAGACGAGGACGGTTTTCGTTTTGCGTATGTTGGGCAGGCGGTACACCTACTCCAAAGACTGTCAGGGCATCTTAACGGATACCAACACATTGATTTATCCATGAAGAGCCACGGATTGTATTCTGCGGAGAACATACACGGTTGGAAAATCGGATTTCTACATTATCCGGTAGGAGAACTGGACAAGTGGGAGCAGTACTGGATTAAGCGTTATGCGGACGAGGGTTATCAACTTCGCAACAAAACAGCCGGTGGTCAAGGTGATGGAAAGAAGCAGATCGCAGAGTATAGACCGGGAAAAGGTTACCGTGATGGACTGGCACAAGGCAGAATCAACCTTGCAAGGGAACTGGCGAACATTGCAGACAAGCATCTGGTCATCAGTTTGAAGCCTGAGAAGCAGAACAATTCGGTGTCACAGAAACAGTTTGCGAAGTTTATGGAACTTTTGCATGGAGAAAAGGACGGTGAATAATATGAAAGTATATATTACAAAATATGCACTTAGTACTGGAATCATAGAAACTGACGATGCAGAGATTTGTTCAAATATTTCCGAAGATATGATAAGTTCTAAAAAATATGGATATTATCACGGAAATGATTGGCACAAAAAGAAGGAAGACGCAGTTTTAAGGGCAGAAGTAATGAGAATAAAGAAAATTGAATCATTAAAAAAACAAATTGAAAAATTGAATAAAATGAAATTTTCTTTGTAGAGTTCAAGCATCACAGAACTTGGAGGTGATACATAAAATGCCAAAACGATATGACAATCCGCAGGAAATTTTGAAAATCATGCGGCAGACAGAACTTTTGAAGCAGTCTGCGAATAGAAGTCCATTCACCGGAATACTGACACTGTTCTGCTATACCTTGTGGAAAGACTACAAATACTCACAGACGAGACTTTCCGACTTTTGCGGTAAATTCACCGAATACAATGAAAAGTACGAGAATGAGCCTTATACGGAGTTACAGAGCAGGCTTAACGATTTTGCAGACTGGACGATTGAGTACAAGGAATTTACCGAAGCTGATTATCCACATTACAACTCGGTTGTAGCGCAGAAATGCATCCAGGAACAGGTCAGATGTAACAATCTTATCAATGAGTTGTCCACAAGGTACATCCTATATGGAATGGTGATCCTTATGGAAGATGGATTCGGTAAGAAGAAGCTGACGAATTTCAAGGATAAGTTTTCTGACCACATGGACAAAGCCGGAGACAAGTGCAACGGAAAGGATTTCATGGATTTATGGAGAGAACTGGTGGAAAATACCGGGATCTATATTGAGAAGCCTATTTTTGAGTAAGGAGTTCTAAATGGCAGAAAAACGAATGTTCAGCGCAAAAATAATTGAGAGTGATGCTTTTTTGGATATTCCTGCTACGGCTCAAATGCTTTATTTCCATGTTTGTATGAACGCTGATGATGACGGATTTGTAAACAACCCACGGAAAATCATAAGGATGTGCGGTGCATCTGATGATGATTTGAAGATACTGATAGACAGCAGATTCCTTTTATCTTTCGACAGTGGTGTTGTACTGGTAAAGCACTGGCGCATTCACAACTACATTCCACCGGATCGTTACAAGCCGTCATGCTATATTGATGAAAAAGGGAAAGTCGGCTTAAAGCTAAACGGAGCATACACCACAGACCCTAAAAAGATGATTTCTCCGGTAGAGGGAAATCCAAAGAAGAGCTGTTATGACAAAGAAATCAAACTTGATAAGAGGTGATATAAATGCAGATGACAGGTTATGAATTGTTGGCGAATTACGAAAATGCAGAGGACAAGGACAAACAGATTCAGATTCTTGCGGATTTGAACCACATCCCGGTTGACATGGTGTGTTTTATCATTGACAACAGAGAACATTTTGAGGATTTAGGAACAGAAATGTCAACAGAAGAATTTGCAAAGTGGTGTGAGACGGAACTTGACCGTGTGGATGCTAATATCCATGCACAGGAAAAATATTACAGAGAAATTTGCAATGTATACGGAATCGCAAGTACATACGGAAAAGGAGCGTAGCTGTATGAGAGAGGGAACAGGAAACTTTCAGAACGGTGACTTACTCTACATGGCTACACATCCGGTTGCTGATGCTATTAGAATCGGACGGGCAAAACCGTATGACTGCAGCTACCCTGTGATGGAGAGCAAGCCGAGGATTGCGGAAAGGAGCAAGAATGGAGAGATTAACAACTAACAAGAATGTATCAGATATGGGAATGGTTGAACTGGCACTTAATTGCTGTTACATAGCAAAGGATGGAAGTGGCAGATACAGAGATTATGAGATTGATATAGACGAAAGAGATTTTGTAAGAAAACTCACAACTACTTTGGTAGGAGAATATTTGCCATTGCAAGACGAATCTTTTGACGAAGAAATGATGGACAACCTTGGTATTGACCCGTTTGCAGACGTAAGAGGTCTGATTGCGATATTCTACCGAAACATGTGGGCAATGGCAGAGTTGAGGGAAAAGTTGAAACGCTACGAGGATTACGAGGAGCAGGGATTGCTTCTGCGGTTGCCGTGCAAGGTTGGAGATAAAATTTTCCTTGATTTTGCAGGATTTGGAAAAGATATAGACGAGTTTACAGTTAAAGACTTCCATTTTGATTGTTTTGAAGATGGAGAAATTATACTGTATTGCGATTATGAATCAAACGATAAGACTTTATCTGGCCAAATTGATGTAATGGAATTTGGTAAAACAGTATTCCTCACAAAAAAAGAAGCAAAAGCCAAGCTGAAAGAATTGAGAGGTGCGGAATGAAGAGAGAAGAAGCTATCAAATTATTAAACGATATCCATAGTCAGTGTTGTGATACGGCAAATATCCTTTGCACACTTGATGCTGATAAAAGATGTGATGCATTGCAGATGGCAATCATCGCCTTGCAGAATCAGCCGGTGTGGATTCCGGTAAGCGAGAGACTGCCGGAGAAAAGGGAAGATGTTCTGGTATGCTTCGACGATGTGGAGGGTTGTGTGATAGCTTGGTATACTCCTCATGGTAAAGTATGGAGAAATTCATCTACTGACATTGTATTACAAGCATTGCCTGTGGAATGGATGCCACTGCCGGAGACGTACCGAGAAAGCGAGGAAGATTATGGCGAAGTGTAATAACTGCAAGAATTTAGAAACAAAGGATAATGGGTTTGATGCGTACTCATGGTGCGAGAAAATCAACGACTGTCCACATGAGAACATAGAAAGAGACTGCGAGCACTACGCACCTATGACCAACGCAGACCGGATCAGGAGCATGACGGACGAGGAGTTGGCAATGGCTATATTATGTGTCCTACGGAATTTATTAAAAAGTGACAAGGTATGTAAGGATTGTACATTGGCATGGTTACAGAAAGAAAGTGAGGAATGAGGATGCAGGATAGATATTTATTCCGTGGAAAGCGGATTGATAACGGGGAATGGGTAATTGGAAATCGTATTGATGATGGTGTAACAGGGCAAGTATTTATTCATACAGTTGGTAACTCGGTAAATGAGAGTGATAAGGTCGGAGAAGAAGGATGTTTGCAGTTTGTGGCATTTGAGGTAGCCCCAGCCACAATCTGCCAGTGCACCGGACTGAAAGACAAGAACGGTAATCTGATTTGGGAGAATGACATTGTTGCTTACTGGGATTCATACAGTACAGAAAGCGGACTGGCAGAAGCAGATTGCATCGGTAAAGTCGTATGGGATGATGAAACAATTTCCTTCCAAGTGACAAACAGATTATCTGCTGAAAGCTATGAAGTTTTAGGTGATGAATGTTCAGTGATTGGGAATGTATTTGACAATCCGGAACTGTTGGAGGAGTAGACATGACGGAGAATGGAGCAATGGAACTTAAACCATGCCCGTTCTGTGGCGGAAAAGCAATGTTCTTAACCATTACAAATAAGTCATCACATTCGGCTGTTTGGGTAATGTTCAAAATCAAATGTATGAAATGCGGAACAGAATTTCCAAAAAGCTATGAATGTGAGATGTACATGGATCAGGACAGAGGCATCAGAACAGGGAAAGACGAGCGAACAAAAGCAATTACAGATTGGAACAGGAGGGCGAACGATGAAAATACTGATTGATATTCCAGAGGCATTTGAAGCGGACTATAACACAGACCGATTCGCAGAGTTCTTCCATCGTTGTCTTGCGGATATGGATACCTGCTGTGGTAACTATGAGCAGGAGACCGCAGAGATGATGGAAAAAGCATTTGAAAAGAGCAGACTTTACGACCCGGACAAGGTTGTGAAGCAGTTGGAAGAACGCACAGCATTCCTTAAAGACTGTACGAAGTATGGAAATAAGACAGCAGAGCAGCAGTCAAAATCCTACGACACTATGATGATGTACGAAGTCAAGGATTTGGTAGATGATTTGTTGGAGATTGTAAAGGCAGGTGGTGTAGATGCGAAAACCGATTCCTAAATCAGTTAGAAAATTAGTGTACGCGAAATACAACGGTCACTGTGCTTACTGTGGCTGTGAGATACCGGAGAAAGGTTTTAATGTAGATCATTTGCATTGCATCAGAAATTATGAGTACACCGAAGAATTTACCGGAATTGACGTACACGGCATAAGTAATCTGATGCCGTCCTGCGGTTCATGCAATCGTTATAAGGCAACAATGGATTTAGAGACATTCAGAAAACATTTGCAGAAGATACCTGACAGACTGAAAAGAGATGTTTGTACATATAGTATCGCAGTCAGATTCGGTATGGTGCAGGAAAACAGAGAACCGATAAAGTTCTATTTTGAGAAAGTAGGTGGAGCAGATGCAGAACATTGATTACACCGCCCTGTATGCCGATAATGCGGACTTTAAACGTTATGTTGACAGATACTGCACCAAGCACAGAATCAGCGTTGCAGAAGCCTTACAGCATTACCTGGTGCAGATGGCTGGCAGGATGTACAAGGAGCAGGAAGAAACGATAGTTAGATAAAACCAAGAAAGGAGCCGAGACTCTGCGCAGAGTGAAGCATATGCGGTCTCCTTGAAAAATGAAAAAATTAAAATGTGAGATTTACAGAGATTCAATGCAGAACTATAAGAAATATGCCATACCTCCGGCACAGCTTATCATTGCCGATGTCCCGTATAATGTAGGCAAGAATTTTTACGGCAGTAATCCTATGTGGTACAACGGCGGGGATAACAAGAACGGTGAAAGCAAGCTGGCAGGCAAGGCGGCATTTAATTCTGATTTCAACTTCAATCTGTATGAGTATTTCCATTTCTGCTCAAAGATGCTGAAAAAGGAAGACAAGAATAGCGTTACCAGGGGAAGAAGTAGCAACAGTCCTTGCATGATTGTGTTCTGCTCTTTTGAACAGATGCCTACGCTGATTGATGCCGCCTATAAACATGGATTCGTCCATTACATACCGTTGGTATTTGTTAAAAATTACAGTCCGCAGGTTCTTAAGGCAAATATGCGTGTGGTTGGTGCTACTGAATATGCTCTTGTGTTCTACCGTGACAAGCTGCCGAAGTTCCGAAACGGTGCAATGGTTGACGAGGACGGAAAGACGATCCGTGGCACTGGGAAAATGATTTTTAACTGGTTCAGTTGGGAGAAAGACGGAAAAGATATTCCGAAAATCCATCCGGCACAGAAGCCGGTAGCGGTGCTGAAAAAACTGATAGAGATTTTTACAGATCCCGGTGATGTAGTGATTGATCCTTGCTGTGGAAGCGGTAGTACCTTAAGAGCAGCCGCAGAGATCGGGAGAAGTGCATTCGGATTTGAGATTGACCGCAACTTTTATCAGAGAGCCAAAAATGAGATGATTGTCTTTGAAAGAGATAATCAGATTAGTTTTGAGGATATTCCGGGGGTGATGCCATGAAAAATAACATTATCATTGACTGCTTTGCCGGTGGCGGCGGCGCAAGCGTAGGAATAGAAATGGCACTTGGAAGATCTGTTGACATTGCCGTAAACCACGATCCGCAGGCTATACGGATGCACATGGTAAACCACCCTGACACATTGCATCTGACAGAGGATATTTTTAAGGTAGATTTGCAAAAATATGTTGGAGATCGCCATGTGGCTCTGATGTGGGCATCACCTGACTGTACAAGCCATAGCAAAGCAAAGGGCGGGCAACCACGCAAAAAAGGATTGCGGATACTTCCCTGGGCGGTGTACAAGCACGCAAAAGTGCTACTGCCAGATGTAATCATAATGGAGAATGTTGAAGAGATACAACAGTGGGGTCCGCTGGATGCAGACGGTCACCCGATACCGGAACGCAGGGGAGAGGACTACCGTAAGTTTATTACAGCAATGACCTCTCTTGGATATGATTTCGATAGTCGGGAACTTGTGGCTGCGGATTATGGGGCACCTACGACACGGAAAAGATGGTATGCAATTTTCCGGCGGGATGGAAATAAAATCGTCTGGCCAGCACCTACATACAGTAAAGATGGGATACTGCTACCGAGATGGAAAGAATGCGGTGACTATATTGACTGGTCTGATCTTGGAACATCCATATTTGAGCGTAAGAAGCCACTGGCGGCGGCTACAATGGACAGAATCGGTAATGGTGTGAAAAAGTACATAATTAATAATCCACATCCGTATATCGTCAAAAGTAAGGATGCACTGGCATTTATCATCCAGTATCACGGTGAAACCAGGCAGGGGGATTCCCGGGGACAATTCCTTACGGATCCTATCAAGACTATTGATACCAGCAACCGGTACGGATTGGTAACCGCATTTGTCACAAAGTTTTATAAGACCGGGATCGGGCAGGGGTGTGACGAGCCACTGCATACAATCACCACTTCCCCTGGACATTTCGGACTTGTATCTGCGTTTATGGTCAAATATTACGGAACCGGTTGTGGTCAGACATTGGATAAGCCGCTGGGGACAATTACCACAAAGGATCGGTTCGGACTGGTGAATGTTCTGATTGAGATTGATGGAGAGCAATATGTTATAAAAGACATTTTTCTGCGGATGCTGAAGCCGGAAGAATTGAAGCTGATGCAGGGATTTCCCGATGATTATATCATTGATAGGGATATTGCAGGAAAAACATATCCTATTGTGGAGCGAGTGGCAAGGATAGGTAACAGCGTAGTGCCGGTTATGGCAGAAGCACTGGTATCTGCAAACTGCAGTGATCTCCGAATAGGAGAGCGTACACCGAACATGAGAATAGAAGCAGAGCAGACCGGGCAACTTCGGTTTGCGTAGTAAGTGAAATCAGGAACTAAAAAGTGAAATAGTAACTCAAAATTTGAGTTAAGAAGTGAAAAATTTAATTAAAAATTTGAGTTTCTATTTTAGTTCCACTCAATAATTCAAAAGCAAGTTAAAATCCCCCGGTAATACGGGGGAGAAATCGAACTACCGAGGAAAATTCGGTAGTTCGGCAAGTTAAAAGGTGGTGAAAATTATGGCTATAAATGCAAAATGTAATGACTGTGAGGAACCTACAAAATATGTGGTTGGCTTTTTCGATGGCAAGAATGGAATCCACGGTTGCCTTTATGATTGCCACAACGAGGAATGCACAATAAAGCAAATAATGGAAGCATCTGCATCGAAAAATATTCAGGAAATGGCAAGAATACAGTTAGCCAACGGAGACAAAGGGATGTACGCAGGCTATATTGCAGCACTAAGAAGAGATGCAAAAGTGTCCATGTTTAAGATGGCACAGATTGCCGGATGCAGTTCGGCAGATTACAGCGCATATGAGCATGAGCGGAAAGAATTTGATCCGGAAGTTTACAGGAAATGCGTAGAATATTTGAAAGCGTAACTTAGAATTTAGCAAAGGAGCGGAATATGGAAAAAATAAAAGTAAGCGAAATCGAGATAATTGTCACTGGAAAAAAAGAAAAACCTTATTTTGAAATAAAATACAGAGAGGTAGGAAAGCGACATTACAATATTGGTTTCAGTTCATACAACCTGGATTATGTCTTCGACTGGAAAGAAAAGTGTTTCGAGGTGATTAAGCCAAAAAAGAATATCTTTAGAAAATTATTTAGGATCTAGTGGAGGTAGAAAAAATGAATGATGAAATGAAAAAAGGAATGTTACTGGCATATCAGTCAGTAAAAGAGGAAATGGATACTATAAAGGCAGAGTTGAAAAGAAAAGGAATTGAAGAAAATAAAGGTTTTTCTACTCTGAAAGGATTTATTGAGGATAATATTAGGCAGTTAAACTGAAATATTAGGATTTAGCGGAGGTAGGACATGAGCTGCATTGGATGTATCTGCGAGCACTGTGCTAATAGCGCAGAATGCTTTGATCATTGCCAGGGAGAGATGGACGATACGTGCTTTAACTGCAATGAGTGCATTCACTGGGATGGCAAGACAGGACGGGAGATGTGGAGGGACGAGTGCCCTAAATACAAGATAACGGAATACTACGCAGGTATTCTCCGGAAGAAAATGAAAATATTAGAATTTAGGAGGTAGAGATGAGCAACCGACCGGAAATTACAAAGAAACTGTCCATGTCGTTGGAAAAATACATAAATCCTAAAAATGACACAAGAATTTACATGGCTAAAGAGGTCACATTTGATTATGCTACAGGACATGCAATCAGAGTGGACTATATGAAATTTAAGCCTGTTAATAACACAGTTTCTGGAATTGAAAAAGGGGATTTCTATTGTTATGAAGTAAAATCTTCTATTGAAGACTTCAATTCAGGACACGGTTTGAACTTTATAGGCGATTACAATTATCTTGTGATGCCGGAAGAAGTTTATGTGGCGGTTTCAAATAAAATCCCTTACTTTGTAGGGGTACTTGTTCCAACAGAAAGCAGTTGGCGTAATAACTGGAGAGAATTGACAGTAATTAAGAAGGCAAAACGCAGAGACAGGGAAAAACCATTATCGGAAATGCTTTTTATGATGTTCCGTTCTGCGGCGAGAGACAGATTTAAAGTGTCTTAAACTGAAATATTAGGATTTAATGGAGGTACGAGTATGGATTTTTTAACAAATTTGGACAGTGAAACATTAAAGGCAGAATTATTAGCCTTTTTAGAACTTGGAGATGATGAATTCGACATATCTTCGATGGGAGAATTTGAAGAGCAGTTTGTAGAATTTATCAAAGATGATTTGTCTTATGCGGATTAATTAGGATTTAGTAGAGAAAGAGAGGTAATGAGCATGATACACGCTATATGTGATTTTTGTGGTAAGGATTGCGATAGAACAGCAACGCTACTGTCTATGACACCTTTTCAAAATTTTGCAAGGTATCATACAGATAATGAACCGTATGGAAATAGAGAAAAAACTAGAAGTTTTGTAATCTGCTATGAATGTTGTAAAAAACATAATCTTCCTAATCCGTATGAAACATATTCAGGAATTACTAAGCAAGAGGGGCATTATGAAAAGTGTCTTGATAATTATACAGATGTAGATCTTTTGGATGATCAGAAATATGATAGGTAAACTGAAATTTAGTGAAGAAAGGAAGAAGAATATGGCTAAAGCAGTATTAGTGATGGATATGCCGGAATCATGTAGCAAATGTAAATTTCTGTATGAATTTCAAGGAATCAAAAAATGTCAGCTTATGAATGTCCTCAATAATGGAGCATCAATGCTGTCACAGAATACATTTATAAAGAAACGGCATGATAAATGTCCGCTCCGGGAACTGCCGGAACGTGAAAAAGAGATGACCGATGCCGATGACCTCGGAAAGGATTATGTCAGAGGAACGATGGACGGTTGGAATGCTTGCCTGGATGAAATAGAATCTATAATTTAGTGAAGGAGAATGGCTTATGAAGTTGTCAAAACTGACTAAGCCAGAACTTGAAGAAATCTTCCGGAACGCCAATTTCACGGAAGAGGAAGAGAAAGTGTTTAAAATGCTTTCTTGCGGAAAAACTATTACAGAAACAGCACAAAAGATTAATGTATGTGACAGAACGGTCAACAGAATATCGAAAAATGTTTATGAAAAAATAAACAGACTGGAGGTAAAAAATGGTTAGAGTTACACAAGCCGGCAAAGATGTTGATATTGAAGATGTTTCTCTGCCAAAAGAAATTATTGAGATTATAGCATCCATATGCTGTTGACACCATTGTAAAAAGGCTTTAGAATGTGTCGTATGTATGATAAATACGGCACATTCTTTATATATTGAAAGGAGTGTAAAGAAAATGGAATGTGTCGCATATATGCGTGTTTCCACGGAAAAACAGGCAGAAGAAGGCAACGGTCTTGATAGTCAAAAAAGAGACATAGAACTTTTTTGCCGAAAAAATGAACTGGTTGTAGCTGACTGGTATGTTGATGATGGATATACCGGAGCAAATATGGATAGACCGGAATTGCAAAGACTTATTAACGACTGCATAAAAAAACGTGTTAAATGTGTTGTTGCGTTTAAATTAGACAGACTTTCAAGAAGTATGATTGACGGATTATACATAATTGAAAGAGTTTTTCAACCAAACCAAGTGTTATTCAAATGTGTCCATGACAGTGTAAGTTATGACAGTCCTATGGAGCAGGCATACACACAGATGATGGCTGTTTTTGCACAACTTGACAAAAATACTATGATGCTTCGTATGCGTGGCGGTATGTTGGAGCGAATCAAACAAGGTTACTGGATTGGTGGTGCTAATACTCCGTATTGCTATAATTATAGCAAGGAGAAAGGAATACTCATTCCTATACCAGAACGTAAGGAACAAGCAAACAGAGCACTTGATATGTTTATTGGTGGTTATTCTGATTTATATATCAAGGAATCATTAGGATTTCACAGTGAGGTACTTGTAAGAAATGTGCTTACCGGAGTTGTCAATATAGGTATGATCCCATATAAAGGGAATGTATATCAAGGACTTCATGAACCTATTTTTGATAAAGAAAGGTTTGAACTTGCACAGGAAATCAGAAAATCACGTAGGAAAAACAAAACTGCTTGTCATACGGATGCCAACTTGTTAACAGGATTGTGCTATTGTGGTGTGTGTGGATGCAAGATGCGGTATCAGAAGTGGACGCACGGAAAGCATAAAATATATTGCTGTTCTCGTGATAAAGCAATGAAGTATTTGCCTAATTTCAATCCAAACTGTAACAATTCTTTGGAATGGGCTGCTGATATTGAAAAACAGGTAGAAAGTGAAATTTTGAAAATATCCTTAAATCTTTCAGAGTGCAAGCCTATTGAAAAGCAAAGCAAACTTGAAATAATGCAGTCACAATTTGAAAAAGAACATGTGAAATTAAAAAGGCTATATGTTCTTTATTCCGATGGAAATGACACAGTTTTAGAAATGATTAAGAACACTGAAAAAAGCATTTCTGAAATGAAAGTAAAGATAACTGAGGAAGAAAAAAACGAAAGAAACAGTCAGAAGAAAGAAGTTGTTTACGAGAACATAAAAAAACTTGCCGATGTGTGGGCGCATATCGACAAGAAAGAGAAAAACAATATATTAAAAAGCATAATATCAAGGATTGTGATTGTCAATGGTGATGTTGAAATTCAATTAAAGAATTTTTAGCAGAACCTATTGTTATCGGAGTGGCAATAGGATGTGCTAATGCCGTATTTATCATACTTTTAAAACTGCATATTTTTTTGCTTGTCGCAAAAGTGTCGTATATGTGTCACTATATGCGACTTTTTTTATGCAAAAATTTAAGCATAAGGAGGGATGACCTTATGGGAAAATTCAAATTTTCAGATGAAACACTGGAACATATATTCAGCAAAGAACGTACAAGGGAAGTGCCGATTAAGTATCAGTCAATCATGGTTCATGTGATCGAGGAAGTTTTAGGAGAAACGGGTAATGCTTATGAATTTCAGTCCGTTGGGACTTATGAACAAGCCGACATATCAGACACTTGATGAAGTTGAAATTGCGAAACAGATAGAATCAATGGAAGAAAGGGAGAACAGCCATGCCGCAGCCGATTATGAATCCGAACTATTTCAATCCGCAGTATAGAACACCTATGTACGGACAGTTTATGCCACAACAGGAACAATTCCAACCACAGCAGTTTATGCAACAGCCACAGCAAAACTCAGTACAGATGTACGGTCGTATTGTGCCGGTGCAAGAGTGCATAGCACCGAATGAGGTTCCTATGGATGGCAACACAGCATTCTTCCCAAAACAGGACTTGTCGGAGATCTATGCTAAATCCTGGGGAGCAGATGGGAAAATCTATACAAGAATCTACAAGCCTGTTTTAGATGCAGACCCTAATAGTTTACCGTCTGACACAGAAAAGGCGAAATTTGACCTGTCAGACGAAGCCACAGCGGTATTTATGAAGCGTTTCGATGAACTGGAGCAAAAGATTGAGCAGTTGAAATCTTCGCAATCGCAAAGAAAAACTCCACAATCGCAAAGAAAGGATGATGCAGATGCTTAAGTCAATGGGGAATCCGCAACAGTTTATACAAAATATGATGGGGAACAGCCAGATCATGTCTAACGACATGGTAAAAAACGCTTATGGGATGGCTCAAAAAGGTGATTTCCAAGGAGTAGAAAATCTTGCGAGAAACATCTGCAAAACGAAAGGTATAAATCCTGATGATGTAATAAGACAGATAAAAAGTCAGTTTCCTTTTTAACAGCATATTAGAGGTTTGTGCACAAAACCCGGGAGACCTCTTTATGAATAAAATTATGGAGGTAATCTAATATGTTTGAAACAAACAACAGTCCTTTTACCATGCCTGTTATTCCGGCTGCCGGAAATGGCTACGGAAATAATGGTGCATTTGGTGACGGTGGATGGCTCTGGTTCATAGTCGTAATTTTTGCGATTTTTGGAGGTTGGGGCGGTAATGGATGGGGCGGTAATGGCTCTAATTCCAGTTACTATACCGATTCTGCACTGCAAAGAGGGTTCGACACCCAGTCTATCATCGGTAAACTGGACGGAATCAACAACGGTCTGTGTGACGGATTCTACGCTGTAAACAATGGTATGCTTACCGGATTTAATGGCGTAAATACCAACATTTTACAGACTGGCTATGGCATCCAACAGGCTATCAATGCAGACACCGTAGCAGGAATGCAGAATGCTAACGCTTTACAGGCACAGTTAGCACAGTGCTGCTGCGATACCCGTGAAGCTATCCAGGGTGTAAACTACAATATGGCAACGAATACTTGCGCATTGCAGAACACCATGAATAACAACACTCGTGATATTATCGACAGCCAGAACGCCGGTACAAGAGCAATCCTTGACTACTTATGTCAGGATAAGATCGCTACTCTGCAGGCAGAGAACAACGATCTGCGCAGAGCCGCTTCTCAGGATCGTCAGAATGCTCTTCTGACTACTGCCATGAGTGCACAGACACAGCAGATCATCAACGCTGTGAATCCTGCGCCCATCCCGGCATACCAGGTTCCCAACCCTAATGTATATTACGGATGCGGATGTGGTTGCAACACTGGTTGCGGATGCTAAAACTGCATATCGAGTAACTTAACCTTAAGGTTATGTCTGCTATGCAGAATTACTGACAACATGGGGCAGACTATATGGTTTGCCCCTTTGATTTTGAAAGAGAGGTTTTATTATGGCTGAATATACAGCAGTAGCATTACAGACTGTGGCAGCAGGAGCAGACGTTGCTTTTACCGAAACTGCCGTAAATGGAAGTAACTGTATCAATCATAGAGAGGGATCCGGAATTGTGAAGTTAAGAGGTATCACTAATCAGTGTCGTGCAAGATTCCTTGTAAGTTATTCCGGCAACATTCAGATTCCCACTGGTGGAACTGTTGAGGAAATTTCCCTTGCACTGGCAGTAGACGGAGAACCTTTGCAGTCCACAAGAATGATTGTAACTCCGGCAGCAGTAGAGAATTTCTTCAATGTTTCTGCACAGGCTTACATTGATGTTCCTCGTGGATGCTGCAGTACGGTAGCCGTTCAGAACACTTCTACGCAAGCTATTGAAGTGCAGAACAGCAATTTGATTGCCGTTCGTGAAGCGTAGGAGGTGAAAAATCATGGATGTTAAAAGAATGCATGAAATGATTGAAAAACTTTCTGAATGCGCTAAAACGCAGTTTGACAAAGGAATTGACAAAGTAGATACTTGCGAAATGGGGAAGGTCATCGACATGATGAAAGACTTATCGGAAGCTATGTACTATCGGGAACTGACAAAAACCATGCAGGAATATGATTCGGACGAAAACATGGAAATGTTTGAACGTTATGGGGATGGTGGAAGACGGTTCTATGACCATTACCGCTATGCTGACGGCAGATTTGCACCTAAAGGTCGTGGAACCTACCGCAGAGGTTATGAAGAACCACCCTATTATCACATGACTCCGGAAATGTATCACCGTGACATGGACAGAGACATGGGACGTATGTACTACACGGAAACTTCTTCATCCGGTATGCGTGATGCAAGAGAGGGCAGAAGTGGAATGAGCCGCAGAACCTATATGGAAAATAAGGAACTGCATAAGGCGAATACACAGCAGGACAAAGAAGCAAAAGTCCGTGACCTGAACACATACATGACCGAACTTGCAAACGACATGACGGAGATCATTAACGATGCAACACCGGAAGAAAAGACGGTACTGCGAAACAAGCTGTCTGCACTGGTAACAAAAATCGGTTAAAACACTTAAGGGGCTTATTTAGCCCCTTTTATGTTGGAGGTGGTAAGTTGTTCACGATAAATGGAATAGACTGGAATTTAAGGCTTGTAGGAAGTCCCAGCCCTATGCTGATGCGTTCTGATGGTACATATACGTTTGGCATGACAGACAGGAACACAAGAGATATTTACATATCAAATATGATTCATGGCAATTTCTATGACCGTGTGCTGTGCCATGAATTGTGCCATGCGTTCTGCCTGTCCTACAATTTGACTATGGATATTCAGACAGAAGAAATTGTTGCCGACTTTTTGGCTACCTACGGAAGAGAAGTGTTTGCACTGGCTGATGAACTGATAAGAGGTATTGTTGGAATGGCAATGTGACCGACATTCACATTGAGATTTGCTTCGTATGTTTAACATACAATAGAATAATTGAGCGACAACGTGTCGCTTAACAAAATCAGAATACCAGTAAAATGTGTTTTAGGGGAAAAATAATCCCTTAAATATTTCTTTCGACGAATTTCGTCGAATAAAAGAATGGCATAGAAAAGACCCCTTTTTATGGGGTCTCTTCTGTTGCACAGTTATCAACATCTTGCTGAAGAATTTTAGATGCAAGTTCTGAAAGCTGTGGGAAGTAGGTGATTACTTCGGAATTTCTGCATTTCCAGTTTCCGGTCGTTGCGCTGTAAATTCTCTTTGCTTCATCAAAATTATACGTTCTTCCCAAAACTTCAAGTAAGTGGTGCATATATTCCTTTGATGTAATGTCGTAGCAACGGCAGATGTAGTTGATTTTGCCACGGTTGATGCAGAACCAGTCTGTTTCAAACTCTAATGTCGGCTTTTCCTCGATTGCTGTGGTGGAAGTAGGTGCTGGATGTTGATTTCTTAATGCAAAATAAGCATTGACAAGGCTCCTCTGAACTTTCCATGATAAATCATCCTTAAATGGTTTTACAAGCATAAGGTATCCGCTTTCGGTGAATACAGTAATACCTCTGTTTGGAATATCAATATTTCTAATGTCCACCCGGTGGACATTAGAATTTTCTTTTTCCAAAACAATATAATCAACGCCATTTATAAAGCGCTTTTTGTTTCTATTAAACGCTTTTCTAGCCGTTCCACTTGGTCTTTTATGAACAAGGTCGATATCGTCAAAAGTAACAACCATCTGACCATTGTATTCTCTGACATCTAACTCTGTTCCTTCAACGTTTACAATATTTTCCATATTATTTTTCCTTTCTTTTTATCTATCACAAAGTATATTTGTATATGCCAATATGCATTTGAGGAAATGAATGCTGGTATTTTCAAGGTTACAGATAATTTTTTTGATAAGTTCTTCTCTCATTTTCAGCTCCTCCATTTAATCAAAAATAATTTGCCAAAAGGAAGATGCAGTGCTATAATTTACATAATCCTTTTGGGGTAAAGGAGCAGCCGGTTACTTTGCGGGTATGGCTGCTCCTTCTTTTTTAGTTTCCGATTTCTTCATCAACTTTTTCGTTAAACCATTTCGTTTTAGTCAATCCTTTTTGGGAAAGTTTTTCCTCTAACTTCTCAAACTTTTCCTTTTCGATTTCAACACTAAAATTTTTTGTTTTCTTTCTTCGCTCTTTGAAGTAATCGGCTCTGCTTTTAGGTGCTATGGGTATCACCTCCTTGTTTCGAGATACATTATATAATGTTTCGAGATACAAGTCAAGCACTTTTTCAAAAAAATAAAAATGCCCTAGATTGAATCTAGGGCGTCTATCATCCGACCAGTTTATTCACCGACTTATTTTCCAAAAATTCCTTAATTTCTCCGTATCCCCAACCGTATCCAACCAGTGAACTTACAAGCATTTCTGCATTTTGAACTAACAGCAGTTCTTCCTCAGTCAGATAATCCCGGATGTTTTCTTTGTTGCCAATATTAAGGTCAAGCCGTAATTGCTTTGCGGTTTTTCCGAATACTGATTTATAAATCAAATCGGTGTAGGTAGAGTATGCATGACCGTGCATCCGTTCATTTTCGGAAGTCCTCTGCAAACTATCCGTAAGTACCCTGCGGACACCAATTCCTTTTTCACGTTCCCGTATTTTGCCGATAAGAGCCTTTTCCATAGCGTTAAACTGCCGTATGTAGGCTTCCTTGAACTGCATTGCTTTTTCACCAGTGTATCCCATAGCAAGAAGAGTAAATCCGTCTCTTGTCATAACAAACATAGGTTTTTTCCTGTTAATACTATCTGTATAAGAGATAGGCACGAAATTGTGCTCTCTAAATTCTTCACTACAATCAAGTTCTCTTATGTCCTGCATAACACGTTTATGCTCTTTTCCAAACGTTTCCGCAACATCAAGGCTTGTTACAACGGTTACTTCTTCTTTGTTTAATGTTTTGATTTCAACTAACATTTTCTACCTCCAACAAATACATTGTCATGGGGCAGAAGAGCATAAAAATAAGCCCACTACCCCTGTTACTGTTGGAGTAGCGAACTTCCAATCTTTTTTTGGTCTGTCTTTATTCCGGGTCTTGGTTACAATCTAGGCTGTCTAATCAGCTTTCACTCTCCGGACGTGTTGCAAGACTTCCTAACTGACACATATTATATCATGCAGAACATGGGTTCGCAACATAAAAAATAAGAGCACCCTTGCGGATGCCCTTAAAATCAATATTCTATTGTAATTTTATGATTTCTTTATGCCCAGTCCAGATGCTTGTTTCGTATTCCAGTTCAATACTCTGCGCATCTTGCGGAACTACAAATGCAATCTTGTAAGATGTTTTTCTTCCGCTTGAAAGATTCGCATTCAACGAAGAACTATCAACAACACTGTAATTCTGCTCACAATCTGTATTGTCTGCGTAACACTGAAAATCGTAGATGCTTACATACTTATCATCTTTGCTGTTGTTCTGATAAGAAACATCAATCATAATGTATTTTGTTCCATCAGCAGGAGCGTTCCAACCGTATTCATCCTCATAATCAGTGTAGTCAAGGTCAAAATCATTTATTGTGACTTGCAATCCGTCCGCATCGAATGTGTAACCGGGAGAAATAACAGTACCACTCGGTACTTCCGCTTCTTCAACCTTTGATTCCGGTGTACTTTCTGATACTGCGGTAGAACTTTCTTGTATTGCAGAAACAGATGCCTGTGTGCCGGTAGATTCCTTGTTACTATCGGATACACTATTTACAAACAATGCCATAATGGCAAAAATAATAATTCCGATAATAGAGCAAGTCAGTCCTGCGATAGCAGTGCCGTGTTTCTTGTCTTTCTGACATAGTGCAATGATAGCAAGAACAGCACCTATAATTCCCGGCACAATTCCGAAAGCTATACAAGCTGTCAAAATACTGATGATTCCTAAAATCATCGAAGCAATTCCTAAACCACTTTGTTTCATAGAGTAATTACCCCTTTCATTTTGAATTTTATAAAATTTTAACACATTTGTGGTATTCTGTCGATAAATAGATGTGAAGTATTGAAAAAATTTTAATGTGTTTATTTTGATACCCCCGTAGGTCTGCATTTTCAACCGAAAATCTCATTTTCAGAGGTTTTTGAAAGAAAAATTTTTCTACAATTTTCGTGCTAAAAATTTTAAATCCCCCCTGGGTAGCACTTTTCAAGCTGAAAAATCCGTTTTCAGAGTTTTTTCGCAGATTTTTTCAGACCGTTTCAGGGCATGGAACATTTTTCGTTTCTGCAGTGCAATCCCTGGACCTGTCACCCGTTCACCGTGTCGCAGCTTTCGCAAGGTCTCCGACTGCCGAAAGCATAGAATCATACGCAGACCGCAACAGCTCCGCAGATTTCGGAGACAGACCACCGGCGGCAGTCTCAACCCGTATAACTATTTCCAACCGTTCCCCGGCATCCGATACGCTTTCCATGATGTCATATACATGACCAATTCCCACTTTTCGCATTTTGTATAATCCCCTTTGTAATATTTGATTGTACACCAATACAGCGCAAGCCGTCAATATATCCGGGTGCAGGATCTGACCGGATCCGGTGGAAGAGTAACACAAATAGACCGCCAGGCGGCATCAGATCCCACTGAACACGACAAAAAGACGGTTGTAAGCCGTCTTTTATCTGTTTTCAAGTTCAAAAATTGCCCACCGCAGGGCGGCGGCTGTCTCTGTGTCGTGTTCTCGTTCCGAACACTCTAACAGCTTGTAAAGTCTTTCAAGGTTCTTTTCTTTCATCCTGGCAACCTCCTATTTTTAATTTTTGGGTAAATTTCACCCATAAAACCGCCGCCGGTAGTGATCCGGCGGGCATCCTCTGCGGCGGCTATTGTTCGCAGTTTATATCTGCAAGTTCTTTGCGTATTTTCTTGATCTCTGCAAGGTATACCGGGTTATCTTTGCAGGCTTCGAGGTTGTCCAGTCGTCTTATTAGTTCTTCTTTTCTGCGTTCGTTTTCGCTCATGGCGTAATACCTCCATATTTTCAATTTTTCCCGTTTCCGGGTAAAAGCAAGCCGGGGCACGATCCCCGGTGTAAGCCTGTCTTACTTGCTAAATTTAACAATATGATAAATTATATCAAAAGAATGGCTTAATGCTCTTGCCTGTGTGTCTAACCATTCCTCGGATCTGTTTGGTTTGTTCTCGCCGCCGCAAACCTTTTTTAACTCAGACGGGCAACAGAGACGTTCGGCAATGTCACAGTCATATATCAGAGAGCAGCCGCCCCAACTGTACTGTTTCCAGTCAGCGGCGCCATTCAGTAAAAGGCTTTTTAACTCTGTTTTGTCCTGCGGGATCTCTTCAACTTCCAGAGATTCTACAAGCTCATAAGCATAGATCTTTACACCTTTATTCCATGCGCTTCTTGCTTTGCTGTTGTTGATTGCTTCTAATAATTCATTCTTTCTCATATTGCTTTTACCTTTTCACCCGTGTTATAATTTGGGTGCCTTTCTTTTTTGATTGGTGCCGGTGTTCGCTTGGTAGGTGTCACCGGCTTTTTTATTTGTTGATATTATAATAACAAATATATTGCACATATACAATATGTAATATTTAACAAAATAATGCACATATAACCATGCGTTTATTAGTTAAAATGTATATTGCACATATTTTATTGACAAACTAATGCACATATAGTATAGTAA